CGACAGAGGAAGAGAAAGCAGCGACATTCAGGATGACAGTGCGTAAAAAACACAAAGAAGAATGGCAGACAAAAGAAAGAGAGGTAACAGGCAGACTCGCTCCTTATAGTACATGGTTAGCCAGATATGATGCGTATCACGCGATAACGACACACGCCGCGAGTAAAAGCAACAAGAAAGCTCATAATGATCTGGCTTCATCTTATGTCGGCGGTAGAGGGCAGGCACAGATAGTTACGGGTTCCGACGGGGAAATCATTGTTTTCTACGATCGCGGCGACGGGTATGTGGATTCATTCGTAAAGACGCAGGAGGAATAATATATGGCAAGGTTTACTGCAGACAACACTAGTGGCGCAATGGCTGCCTTTAAACTTAGAAAATACTCTAAGTATATTTACCCAAGTAATGTACCTGGAAGTCTAGACATCGTATCTGCAAATCGCCTATATGGGAAAATAGATAGGAATGACGATGTCTGCTATCTAGTAGCTGGCGGTGCCAGCGTCAGGTTCTTTGAAGATTCTCCAACTGTCTTTGCAGTGGACTTCGTCGTACGAGCCTTCGAGGATTTTCAGCAATATTATAGAGATACAATATTGGATGGGGATATTCCGTATCTGGGTAAGTCTGAAATAAATCCAGTTTTTGGGTGGAGAGATTTCGGGGTTATGTACTCGCGAAATTTAGCAGAATTGAGAGATTTTATGGTTTCTTATTACCTTCCAGAGCACCAGAGGAGAATACTGAACTTTGATGACTTTGTTGAGGTTTTTTGTAAATACTTTTCGGACAGCGCAGCATCAATACCGCTAACAAAGACTGCTGCGATACTCCATGCGTCGACTCCGATAGCCACCACAGGCTTGGTAATAGAGACAGACGATAAAGATTTGTCCGACGAGGCTCATAAGATGAGGATGTTGAGCGACAAGAATGGGTTTAGGTTATATACTATAAAGTTGGCTAAATTCGGGTTTTTTGTTGATGAAAACGCCCCATGGAGGATTGTGGCAAACTTAGCATCACCGCAAATGCAAACCTATATGTCTCGATCTGGTGTCAGTTGGAGTCCCGGCTCTGCATCTAATTATTTTGAAAAATTCTGCCTCAAGTCTCACTTGGAGGATATGGATGAGATTCGAAGCTTCTTTACTTCGACTTATGGCATGTTTGTTAACGCATATCCGTTCCGAAAGTCAACGAGGAGATGTTCTGGTTCCACCAAAACCGATTTGGCTAGTCGGATAGAGTTCAATCCTTTGAACCCGAGGTATGACGAAGAATACTGGTTCCGCCTTCTCTTAAGAATTAGACTAATGGAAACTAGAGTAACAAGAGATTTCACAAAGGAAGATTTCGAAAGCACAATAAAGAGAGCTATGCTGGCATCCAGCCAGTATAATATAGAAAAGGGACTAAACGTCATAAACACAGCCCTGAAAAGTGTAAATAGTACATTAAATCAGGGAATATCTCCTTTTTCTCTTGACAAGAGCAAGGAAACTAGTGTATTATCTATGAATGGAAAAAGCTCGACAGAAGCTTTTAACGAATAATTTCTACTGGAGTATGTGATTGATTTTTCAAGCGCTTGATTCGAAAGAAGAGTGTTTCGGCATCTTTGCAAATGATGAGTTAGTTTTTGGAGATCCGCCTGAAAGTCTTTCTGCAACTTGGAAACACTCGCCTTCAATTTCCACACCCAATCACGTTGACTACGCATACGTTATGTCAGCCGGCGCCACTTTATCAGAGATGTGCCCAGACTCTCTAAGGGACGAATGGGCTTCGGCAGAAAACAAGATGCGTGCCTTTTTTCGCTCTTTTTCTCATGCGAAGGTTTCTCTTGAAGAGAACTGTTTTTTTGACATGGTGCCGGATAAGTTTCTGCTTGATTATTATGGGATTAGGAACGAAATAACGAAACATGCGCTCGAGGTATGTGAAAAGCAGAGAAATTATGATTTCCTTTCATCTGTGCATGAAATGATAGAAACGATAGGAAACCAAAAGCTCAGTATAGACGCAAAAGCTCTAAACAAAAAGTTACATCAAATTAAAACAAGGAGCTTTTCACAAAAACTGGTAAAAATTAGCCCCTATGTGCGATATAATATGTTTGGTTCTAAAACGGGACGCCTGACAAACGTAAAGGGATACTTTCCGATATTGACGATGGATAAAGAACATCGCTGCGTTGTCAAGCCTAAAAATGACTTGTTTGTGGAGCTGGATTATAACGGTGCAGAAATCAGAACATTGTTGGCTCTTTCAGGCAAAGAGCAGCCAGAAGGGGATATACACCAGTGGAATGTGAGCAACGTAGCCAATGGAACAATCTCGCGAAATGAAATGAAAGAGAGATTTTTTGCATGGCTCTACAATCCCACTGCGCGAGACGAAATGATAGAAAAATATTATGATAGAAACGTGTCAGATGATTTTTGGGATGGAGAAACTGTTACGACTCCATACGGAAGAGACATGGCAGCAGATAAGCACCATTCTCTAAATTACTTGATTCAGTCAACGACAAACGACTTGGTTTTGGAAAATGCATTGAAGATATTTGAGTACTTGTCAGACAAGGAAACAAACATCGCTTTTACGGTTCATGACTCTGTGGTTCTGGACTTTAAGGCTAGCGAATTTAAGAGTCTTTTGCCTATTGTTGAGCTGTTTGAGAACACCAGATTCGGCAACTTTAAAGCAAATATCAGTGCAGGCAAAGATTACGGGAACCTTAAGGAGATGTCATGCAAACGATAATTGGCATCGGCACTGTCGGGTGCAATATAGCTAGAAAATTTGAAAACTACACACAATACAAGGTTCTCAAAGTTGATTCTGAAGACATAAAAGAGAAAAAGTATTTAAAGCTTCCAGTATATGAGTCTCCCGAAGAGTATGAAAACTACGACGTTAAGACTGGTAATTTCTTCAGAGGAGTCTCAGACGAAGAGGTATTGATTATCCTTTGTGGCGCCAGCACCACATCTGGGATATCGCTGGTTTTGATGGAGAGGCTAGTGAAGAAGGGGTGTAATATTCAAGTTTTGTACATATACCCAGAAATTGATTTGATGGGGGAGTCTAAAACCCTGCAAGAAAAGGTTACCAGAAATGTTCTGCAGCAGTATGCCAGATCTGGCGCTCTCAACAGAATATATATGATATCCAACATGGAGTTGGAGAAGATGGTGGAAAACATAACGATAATGAACTATCACGATAGCTTAAACGAGATGTTGATATCGACAGTTCACATGATTAACGTCTTCAATAACACAAAGTCAGTATCTGACACTTTTTCTCGCCCTGTGCCTTCAGCGAAAATTTCTACTTATGGTTTTGTCGATTTTCACACAGGAGAAGAAAAATTGTTTTTTCCTCTTGACAATATGAGAGAAATCAAGTACTATTATGGTATACCTAAGAGCAAGCTGGAGACTGAGGTGCACCTCTTTAGAAAAATCGTAGATCAAGTAAAATCTAGAAAAACAGATAATATAAAAGTGAGTTACGGCATATTCGCGACAGATTATGAAGATGAATATGTGTATATGGTGGCTCATTCTTCCAGAATTCAAGAAATCGAAAAAAGTTAAAAAAGTCCTTGACATCTGAGAGTGGATGTCATATAATAGTTGCAGTTAGTCGGGAAATTTGCCGACTTGCTTTAGCCCATTGAGCAAAAAAATAAGGAGAACAAAATGGCTATTGATATTGAGAAGATGAAACAGAAGCTGAACACTTTGCAAGGCAAGGATGGAGGCAAGAAAGTTTTTTGGCGTCCGAATGATGGAGAGAACAACCTTCGTATCGTTCCGACAGCAGATGGCGATCCCTTTAAGGAGCGCTGGTTCCACTACAATGTAGCAAAAGGAGGGTTCCTTTGTCCGAAGCGTAACTTCGGCGATGCATGTCCTGTTTGCGATTTTGGTAACAAGTTGTGGAATGAAGGCACAGAAGAGAGTAAGAGGCTTGCAAAGGATATGTTTGCAAAGCAGCGCTTCTTTTCTCCTGTCTTGGTTCGCGGCGAAGAGAACGAAGGTGTGCGAGTTTGGGGATATGGCAAGACAGCCTACCAGAAGCTCCTGAACATTGTTTTGGATCCCGACTATGGTGATATCACCGATCCAGATGATGGAAACGATCTTAAGATTATGTATGGTAAGGCTCCTGGCGCGTCTTTCCCGACGACTGACATTCGCCCACGTCCTCGTAAGACGGTGTTGTGCGATGATAACGTTGGCGGCGAAGAGCGTTGTGCGGAGTTGCTTGAGACTGTTCCGAACTTCGAAAATCTCTTCGAGCGCAAGACGACAGATGAGGTAAATCAGCTTTTGGATACCTTCCTGTCTACTGACGGTGGCACCGGAGAAGTCGAGCGTTTTGGTAACACTACCACTACGACTACTACGACAACGGGTGGAACGGATGCTGTTGAGGCAGCATTCAACGATTTGCTCAACAGTTAAAGTACTGTCCGCAGGGAGGCACGGGGTTACAGGTGTCTCACATATTGTTGAACAACTCTAGGAGAAAACGGTGGCAAAAATAACCAAAATTAAGACTGGCAAGGTTTCGTTTGAACAGATGAAGTCTCTTGTCAACAAGAGAGCGGGCTCCACTGTTGCATACAGTCTTAAGGAAGACAACCCGACAGCTGTAAAGGACTGGATTCCAACTGGCTCACGCTGGCTAGATTCCATTACATGCAAGGGCAAGCTTGCAGGCATTCCAGTAGGCAAGATATCAGAGATTGCTGGACTGGAGTCAACTGGTAAGAGTTTTATGGCGGCTCAAGTAGCTGCGAACGCCCAAAAGATGGGAATTGACGTTGTTTACTTTGATTCCGAATCTGCAATTGATCCTGACTTTCTAGAGCGCGCAGGTTGCGACTTAGACAGGCTTTTGTATACACAAGCTCAGTCTGTTGAGTTTGTACTTGAGACGATTGAGGACTTGTTGTCTACTGGTAATCAGCTTTTGTTTATTTGGGACTCGCTGGCGTTAACGCCATCGGTGTCAGATATTGCGGGAGACTTTAATCCCAACGCAGAAGTTGGTAAGAAGGCAAGAATCTTGTCTAAGGGGATGTCCAAGTTGGTTGTTCCGATTGCCAATGCAGATGCAACTTTGCTGGTTCTCAATCAACTGAAGACAAATATTACTCGTTCGCCATCTGAGGCACTAACAACGCCTTACATGACGCCGGGAGGAAAGTCTTTGCCGTACTCCTACTCTTTGAGAGTGTGGTTGACGGGCAGAAAGGCAAAGGCGTCATTCGTGAAGGACGAAAACGGGTTCCGCATTGGCTCAGAGGTGAAGGCGAAGATTGAAAAATCTCGTTTCGGCACTGCTGGCAGAACGTGTAATTTTAAGATTTTGTGGGGAGATAATGGAGATATCGGCGTTCAGGATAAAGAAAGCTGGTTTGACGCCATTCAAATTTCTGAAAACCTTAAACAAGCAGGCGCTTGGTTTGCGCTCGTTCATGAAGATGGGACAGAGGAGAAATTTCAGCGTAAAGGCTGGTTAAAGAAGCTGGAAGACGAAAAGTTTTCGAACAGAGTCTTGCAGATTATTGATGAAGACGTTATTAAGAAATTTTCCGATAGAACTGGAAAAGCTTCCGACTTTTACGAAGCTGAAGAGACTGAAGTCAAGGACTAATAATCCCGCTCAAAGTTCTTGACTTTTTCAACCACCTCTGGTATTCTACCAGAGGTGGTTTTATTTTAGGAGTATAAATATGAGAATAATGGTAGTAGATGCATTAAACCAGTTTTTGAGATCGTACATAGTTGATCCAAGCATGTCGTCGAATGGACAGCCCATCGGCGGCTCGAAGGGATTTCTTAAAATCCTCAACAAACTGACAAGAGAGATTAAACCAGACAAGATTTTTGTTGTGTGGGACGGCGAAGGTGGATCCGCGCGAAGAAAGACAGTTAATAAGAATTACAAGGCAGGCAGGAAGCCTTTGCGCCTAAACCGTGATATCCGTAACATGACGGAACAGGAAGAGGAAGAAAACAAAACATGGCAGCAAGTCAGAGTACTGGAGTACCTGAATCAAACGCCTGTGATTCAGTTTTTGGAACCTCATGTTGAAGCGGATGATGTCATTGCAGCGATAGTGCAACATCCATCGATGCAGGAACACCAGAAGGTAATCGTGTCGTCTGACAAAGACTTTATTCAGCTACTGGATGATAAGACGATATTGTATCGCCCCACTCAAAAGCAAGTGTTGAACAAGAAAGCGGTAATTGAAGAGTATGGCATTCATCCAACTAATTTCGCTCTTGCGAGAGCTATTGTTGGGGATTCTAGTGATAACCTCGCTGGACTTAAGGGTGTCGGTTTAGGCACTGTTGCAAAGAGGTTTCCCTTCCTTTCCGAAGGGAAGACTTACTACTTGAATGATTTGGTTGAGACTTGTCAAGAGCAAGAGTCGCCCCTAAAGGTGCACCACTCCGTAGTGGCAGAGCGGAAGCTCATTGAGCAGAACTACAAGCTAATGCAGCTTTACTCCCCTTCTTTGCCTGTGCAGACGCACAACAGGATTAGAGAGGTGATGGAGGGTTTTGAACCAGAGTTTAATAAGAGCGGCTTGAGAGCAGAGATGCACAAGGATGGAATAGGGGAAGTATCTTTAACAGACTTGTTTGTAGCGTTTAACAGGTTTGTGTCAGATTACAGAAAAAGTGCTTGATTTTTTCTGCGATATAAGTTAGAATAAGACATTCAATTAAGGAAAAATCATGAAAAATGAGCGGGAAGACTTTTCCAAATTCGGGAAGTCGTTTCAAGAGGACTTGTGTCAGCTAATGCTGACGGATCGTCCTTTTGCAGATCAGATGTTCGAAGTGTTCGACACAAATTTTTTAGAGCTTAAATACCTCCGAACGTTTGTTGGGCTCATTCGAAACTACAGGGACAAGTACAATGTCCAGCCAACACAAAAAATTATGTTGTCTCTTTTGCGTACGGAACTCAAAGAGGAGTCCGAACCTATTCGCATTCGCATTAGGGATTACTACACTAGAGTCATCTCAACTCGTCTTGAGGTAGAGGGCTCAGAGTATATTAAGGATCAGGCTCTTGACTTTTGTAGAAAGCAGAAGTTGAAGGAAGCCATGATCAAGTCGGTAAGCCTGATTAAGCGTTCGTCCTTTGAAGAGATAAGCAAGGTTATCAATGATGCTATTAAGCTTGGAAGCGATAATAACTTTGGATATGATTACTTTCTGGATTTCGAGAAGCGTTTCGAGCTGAAGGTAAGAAATCCAGTCTCTTTCGGATGGAAAGAATTGGATGAAATCACAAAGGGTGGACTGGGCAAAGGCGAACTTGGAGTCGTCATTGCTCCCACCGGCGCCGGAAAGAGTATGGTTCTTGTGCATCTCGGAGCCCAAGCTCTCAAACAGGGAAAGAACGTTATCCACTATACTTTGGAGTTGGCGGACACAGTTGTGGCAAACAGATACGACAGTGCTATCACTGGCATTGGATTGTCAGACTTGAGAGCATTTAAAGAGAAGGTGTACGAGGAGATTCAAGAAATTGAAGGAAAACTGATAGTAAAGGAGTATCCAACCCGCTCAGCGTCCATTCAAACGATAAAAAATCACTTAGAAAAGATGAAACTTAGAGGCTTCGAGCCTGATTTAATAATCGTAGATTACGGAGATTTAATAAAACCAGCTTCTTCATCAAAAGATGAGAAAAGACATCAGCTGGAAACTATTTATGAAGAGTTACGAGGTTTAGCGCAGATTTATGAGTGCCCCATTTGGACAGCTTCCCAAACCAATCGATCCGGACTTAACGCCGAAGTTATAACTATGGAGTCAATCTCCGAAGCATTTAATAAATGCTTCGTTGCTGATTTTATATTTACTGTTTCGAGAACGATTAAAGATAAGGGCACTAACGGTGGTAGGATTTTTGTAGCAAAAAACAGGAACGGTCCAGATGGAATTATACATCCAATATTTATGGACACTAGTAACGTAAAAATCAAGGTTTTACCACCTACAGATGAGACAGTAAATGATATTGTGGAAAAAGCAGCGAAACACCAGATGGAATTGTTGAAAGAGAAATATAAGGACTTTAAAAAAGGGGGAACGTGAGAAATGAAAGAGCTATCTAATGAAATTTTATCCGACATTACTGTGCATATGAAATATGCAAGGTTTTTGCCTAAAGAAAACAGAAGAGAGACTTGGAATGAATTGGTGACTAGGAATATGAATATGCACCTTAAAAAGTATCCGGGCTTAGAACTTCAGATTCGCAAGGCATACAAGTTGGTTTATGATAAGAAAGTTCTTCCATCTATGCGTTCAATGCAGTTTGGTGGCAAGCCAATAGAGATTAACCCTTCAAGAATTTTCAACTGTGCTTTTGTCGCGTTAGACGATTATCGAGCTTTTAGTGAGGCGATGTTCTTGCTACTCGGCGGCACCGGAGTCGGATTTTCTGTACAAAAGCATCACATAGAGAAGTTGCCAGAGATTAGAAAGCCAACTTCAAGTAGAACGTACCGGTATCTCATTCAAGACAGTATTGAAGGCTGGGCCGACGCCGTAAAGGTTTTGATGGAAACCTACTATGGTTATAGGAGTAGTCATGTTCGCTTTGACTACGGGGATATCAGGCAGAAAGGGGAGAGGCTTGTTACTTCTGGAGGCAAAGCCCCCGGCCCACAGCCTCTCAAGGAGTGTTTGCTGAAAATTAAGGGAATTTTAGAAAACAAGGAAAACGGACAAAAGCTCGAGCCCATTGAGGCGCATGATATCATGTGTCATGTGGCGGATGCAGTTCTTGCAGGTGGAATTCGCAGAGCAGCAATGATATCCTTATTTTCAGCAGACGATAGTGAGATGATAGCTGCTAAGACTGGAAACTGGTGGGAGAAGAATCCGCAAAGAGGCAGGGCTAACAATTCGGTGGTTATTCTGCGACATAGAATAACAAAAGAAACCTTCATGAGCCTGTGGGAGAGAATTCAAGCCTCCGGCGCTGGCGAACCAGGATTCTCTTTTACGAATGACAAAGAAAGAGGATTTAATCCGTGCCATGAGATATCTCTGAGATCTTGCCAGTTTTGTAACTTGACAGAAATTAACGTTAGCGAGATAGAAAATCAGAAAGATTTTGAAGAGCGTGCTCGAGTTGCCTCTTTCATCGGAACATTGCAAGCTGGGTATACTGACTTTCACTATTTACGCCCCGTGTGGCAGGTTAACACAGATAAGGACGCCTTATTGGGCGTCAGCATGACTGGCATCGCATCTGGAACTGTCTTGGAGCTTGACATGAAGGCTGCGGCAGCTGTGGTAAAGAAGGAGAATGTCAGAGTGGCGAAGCTCATTGAAATATCTCCAGCTGCTAGAACTACGTGTGTAAAACCGGCAGGTACAACATCGTTAGTGCTTGGAACATCGAGCGGTATTCACGCCTGGCATAACGATTATTACATCAGGAGAATCCGCGTGGGAAAGAACGAGCCTATATATTCATTTTTGGCTAGAAGTCACCCAGAGCTGGTGGAAGACGAATACTTTCGTCCTCACGATACTGCAGTCATCTCCGTCCCGCAAAAAGCCCCAGAGGGGGCTATCCTTAGAGCAGAGTCTGCTCTGCAATTGCTTAAGAGGGTAAAGCGTGTTACGGAAAACTGGGTTTTTCCCGGCGGCGGCAGAGGACCGAACAATCACAATGTTTCGGCGACTATTTCTCTTAAGGATTCTGAATGGACAGACGTTGGAGAGTGGATGTGGGAAAACAGAGAGTCATACACTGGGCTTTCTGTCCTTCCTTATGATGGGGGCAACTATAAGCAGGCTCCGTTCGAAGATTGCTCAGTGGAACGTTACGACGCTCTGATGGCGTCCCTCAGTGGAGTCGACTTAACAAAAATAACAGAAGAAGAAGATAATACGGATTTGGCTGGCGAAGCAGCATGCGCCGGCGGAAGTTGCGAAATAAAGTTTCTTTAGAGGTAATTATAGTATGGATACAATACACAACAACTGGCAAAAGTTCTTACTCAAAGAGGAGATAGAGAAGTATATTGAAGCAGGGGAGATAGAGCTGTTTCGTTTTTCAGGTAGAGACATGGATGTAATACCATTAGACCCGGAAAAGTTTCGAAGCGCAAGAATGTCTTATAGTAAAAATGACTATAATGTTTCTTCTTTTCCAAGAGTGTTCTTTTATTTAGATCCATCACATTTAGAAACTGTTGTGGCAGGTTCGAAAAACAACCTTTACTCTGTTAAGGTTCCAGCTTCTGACATATATGATTTGGTTGAAGATCCGGAAGATTTACTACATAAGTCGAAAAAAGCATCAGGAATGGTGGTGCCCAATTTGGACAAAGTTTTGAAGTCTCTTGCGAAAGAGGATAAGCCTGGACTCTATCCAGAATACTTTACCCCGATAAGGGATGAAGATGCGAAGAGATATAAGGGTGTCTATTACCGAATAAACCAAGGAACAAAAGATATTGTTGTTTGGTTTGATAATATAGAAGCAACAAGAATAGAAAGAGAGAGTTTATGAATATTGGCGAAGTGGTGTATAACGAGTGGCATGGAATTAGAAGATACGGTGTAGTAACGTCCCTCGAGGAAAGAGACGAAGGCTTGACTGTCCCGTGGACTTACGCTAGGGTTAAGTGGTTCAATGATAAACCATATGAGATGGCAACAGAGAACACAAACAAGTTAAGAAACGACAACTCAGATATCTACAAGACGAATTATCGAATTGACAAGATTCGTCATATCGATATCGAGAGGGAATTAGACACGTTATCAAAAATAAAGGAATATCTTGAATTAGAAGGAATTAAGTGATATGATGGAAGAGGTTATAGGCATATGGAGAAAGTTCATTTCTGAATCTTCTCTATCTAGGGTTCACAAGCACATGGAAGAGCGAGAAACAGCAGTTATAACGGCTTTTCGAGGCGATATAAAGGACTTTTCTAAGTGCACAGAGCGTTCAGACACGCCAGGGGAAGAGGACACAAATCTTTCACGCAATCGTGATTTAAAGGCAGCACTGTTGTCTTTGGGTTACGGAGTTACAAAAGCAAAAGGATCATACATTGAGAATTTTAACACTCCGGAGGCTTTTGAGGTTAGCGAGGACAGCATGTTTGTGGTAAACCTTGAAGAGGATCCTAGCTTTGCAAACTCTATAACAACTTTGGGAGAAAAATACTGCCAGGATTCTGTTTTGATAATTCCGAAAGGAGCAAAGGGAGCTTACCTGATAGGCACCAACAATTCGGAGTTTCCTGGTTATGGAAACAAGATAGAAGTCGGAGAGCGCGACTTCGGAAGAGAAAAAGAATTTATGACAAAGGTTAGAAACCGTCCCTTCACGTTCGGCGAAGGGCTCGAAACATATAAGAAGCTTTCTAGAAACGAAAGAATGGCAGTTAAGGCAATTGCTAAGAAAGTTTTAAAAAACACTTGATTTTTATCTAAATTAGTGTTAATATAATATTACAAAATAAAACAGTTAAAGGAGTTTTAACATGGGTGCGAATTTGTCTATTGTGAGTAACGACGAAACAACTACGATGAGTGTGGAACAAAAAGAAGTCCATATCACAAGCTACATTAAAAACATGGCGGCGATTGAAGACGCAATGGAGCCATATAAGGAGTCTAAGCGAGATCTCAAGACTAACTTTATCGAAAATGGATGGCTTAGCAAAGAGGAGATTTCGATGGCTGTGAAAGCTTATCGAATGATGAAGAATAATACGGATATTGAGCAATTGCTGGATTTCTACCAGCACGTCAAGAAGACTGTAGAGGTAAACTAATGATTTCTCCCTCTCTTAAGCCAGTTAACCGGCATCTGCTGATTGTTCCTCACTTTAAGAGAGAGGAGCCAAACGAAAGCGGAATTCTTTTACCAGAAGATTATAAGCCGCGAGAAGATAGATACATCACTGCGACTGTTGTGGATGTCGCACAAGATTGTGCTGAGCCTTTTCAAAAGCTTCGGAGGGGGACTTTCGCTGAAAAGACTATCGTCGTCGACATGTCGATGATAGAAGAGGTGAGTGTGCAAGATAAGACTAATCATCTTATTTTGGAAAATTATGTTGTAGGCTTACTGCGAGGGATTGAATGAGAATTGAACTGTTTGACGACGCCATCGGCGCCGTAGAGTATATATCCCACATGGGCAGTGACTTATCGGTGGTAAACGCCGCAAGAGTATCTTTTGGTACAAACAAGGAAGAACTAGATGGCAAGGACGTGAAGCTCATCAATTATTTGATGAAGCACAACCACACTAGTCCTTTTGAGCATTGCGCTGTAACGATGAGGTTTACAGTGCCCCTGTTCATAAGGAGTCAACATCACAGACATCGAACTTGGGCGTACAATGAAATTAGCAGAAGATATACTTCTATTGATATGGACTTTTATGAACCAAAGGAGTTCAGAACTCAGCACGAGTCAAATAGACAGGCTAGCAACGATGAACTAATCAATCCCAACATTAGCACTTCTGGCGGGAATGGTTTATACCCGCCTAGTGTATATTTGGCATCTGATGCAATATTGGATCATCACACTAGCAGCCTAAAGCTTTATGAGGAACTCTTGAACGCGGGAGTTTGCAGAGAACAAGCAAGGGGTGTATTGCCTCAGAACTTGTATACTCAGTATTATGGGACAGTAAATCTCCACAATTTATTGAAATTTATTAGTTTACGATCACACTCCGGTGCCCAGTGGGAGATACAGAGAGTCGCAAGCGCTTGCCTAGACATCGCGGGAAAATTTTTCCCAGAGTCTGTAAAGGCATACAAGGAAACACATACGGAGAAGTAATGAAGAACTTTTTATTTTTATTGATGGCTATGTCTTTGCTAGCGTGTGAAGACGCTGTAAGCGAGCCTGAAAAGGGCAGGATTGGAGATAGCGGAAATACGTTCGGTAGCGGTAATGTTTCCGACGCGCGTTTAAGAATAGTGGATGCTGAGCCTGAGCCTGAACTGGATATGTATGTGAGAATCATCGATGCCCGTCCAGTTGTGGATGCTGTCATCGACGCTGCTCCGCCACCAATAGTATGCGAAAGGTTCGGAGCCCGCGAGGCTTGTGCGCTACCCAACCTCACTGGGCCATGTGGGGAAGGGGAAAGGATTTGTCAGTCAACTATTTGGACACAGTGTACTCAAGTAAACTTTCCTAGAATGGAAGTCTGCGATGAGCTGGACAACGACTGCGACGGGGCTTTGAACGAGTCTCCCCAGCAATTGGGTGCTGGTGCTCAATCTCCTACTTTGTTTAGGAGCTGTTACGAGGGACGTCCAGGATCTTCAAAGAACGGCGTATGCCGCCCTGGCATATCTATCTGTAAAGAACTTTCCATTACAACTGATGCTGGTGTCGAAATGCATTATGGTTACGGAGAGTGTGAAAACCAGGTAGTGCCGTCTGCAGAGGAGTGTGATTCGTTGGATAATGACTGTGACAACGGTGTTGACGAAGGTGTTCTAAATATTTGCAACCAGTGCGGAGAGGACCCAATTGAGGTGTGCGACGGCATTGACAATGATTGTGACGAGAGTGTTGACGAAAACCTATTAAACGTTTGCGGCGAGTGCGGCGATGATCCTGTTGAGGAGTGTGACGGGCTCGACAACGACTGCGACGGCTCTATTGATGAGCTTCTTTTGAACGCATGCGGCGATTGCGGCGAGCTGCCGAGGGAGTTGTGTGACTTCGAAGACAACGACTGTGACGGTGCGATTGATGAAGACTTCGAACCAGGCGCATGCGATTGCGATCATCCGGATTATGTACCCCAGTCTGAAATCTGCAATGGCATCGACGAAGATTGTGATGGCTTTATTGACGAAGGGCCCGACGGTGGGCCTTTGACAAAGCTCTGCTCAACAGACATGCCTAATGGAGAAGTAATTCTTTATGAAAGAAGGGAGGACGGCCCAAATTACGTAGCAGGAGATTGTCGCCTGGGCGCTGCGTTCTGTGAGTCGCGCCGCGACGCCCAGGGCGAGCTTGAGTATGGATACCTTGAGTGTTTACAAGAAATCCGCCCTGGTGTCGAAAGATGCAACGAAGAAGACGATGACTGTGATGGCGATATCGATGAAGACTTCGAGCAGGGCATGGTGGCAGTCATGATGGTTATTGACGTTTCCGGCTCAATGCAACAAGATGAGTTGTGGGCAGCTTTTGACGCGACTAGAAATACCGTCGAAAGACTCTTTAACGACGGCATCATCGATGTATGTTACATGCTAGCTGTGGTGGGGAATGACGACATGTTCGACCCGTACCTATATTATCCAGCAGATAACTGCGTACCAGGTGTTGAGGATCCTCCAGTCGTTCCAGTGGAAGACATGCGGGCTGCAATCAGCGGACTTCGAGGATCAATTAATGCCGGAATCATTAATCGCGGCGGCGGCACAGAGAATACTCTTGACGCAATAGGCATGTTTCTCACCGACGATCTCATCGATTGGGATAACGACGGGAATCCAGATGAAGTGCTTTGGAATACAAACCGCCCACAAGCCCAGCTTCAAGGAATCGAAGATGCCTGGCAGGTTGACTTGAGCAGGTATAACCATCGTATCGTCGTCGTGCTAGGTGATGAGAGAGCGCAAGGCGATAACTTTGATGCCTTCGCGGTTCAGCATGCAATGTTCATGACTGGTGGTATGGCATTCATCATCGGGCCCGACAACATTTTTGTACGCCAAAGTTATGAGCCGTTGTTTGACGCCGGTGGAGCGTATAGGAATGCCAACGTCGGCGGCCCACCAGGGCAAAACGAACAAGAAGTTGAAGATGCCGTCGCGGAAGCTATAGAAGAAGCTGCCTGTATTCAGGGCCGTGAGAGGCAGCCCGATGCGGATGCTGGCGTCCAAGACGCAGGAGTCCGAGATGCCGGCGTACCTGACGCTATGCCTCCCGACGCAGAGCCCGATGCTGGTGGCGCTGATTCGGGCATGGCATGTTTCGAATCAAAAAAAAAAGAAGCTCCATCATGTGGCGAGAAGTTTTATACGGTGGCTATGAGCTGGCGTCTTTCCCGGATGTGTTTTTAAAATGAGAAAGTTACTTTTATTGTTAATATTGCTTGTTTCCTGCGTTGATGATGCGGCGCCACCAGCGCTCCACGATATCGATGGCAAAGTGCGCGACGTCGCTCTGCCGCCTGTGGATTCAATTATCATACCGGTGCCTACCATTGACGCCATTGCCGAAATCATTGATGCAGCAACACAGCTATGCACTACAGAGCAGTGCGACGGCATTGATAATGACTGTGATGGGAATATTGACGAAGGAGCATATAACTGCGACACCGCTTGTGGCCCCGGTGTCTCACGGTGCATCTCGGGCAGCCTTGTGGAGTGTTCTGCTCCGCAGGTTTTTGAGGAAGCATGCAACAATATCGACGACGACTGCGACGGGATCGTTGACGAAACTATTGCCCGCAATTGCTATTCGGGCCCAGTTAAAACCGCTGGTGTTGGAAACTGCCTGGCTGGAGAACAAATTTGCATGCATGGCACGTGGGGTAACTTTGAGAATGATATTTGGGTAGAGGACTTGTGCCCAGGCGAGGTGATTCCTTCTATTGAGGTGTGTGACGGCGTCGACAATGACTGTGATGGTGTTGTGGACTTTGGCGAAGGCATACGGAATACTGACATTCTATTCGTAGTCGACTGGTCTAGCTCTATGGGAGTGAGAGTAGGTGCGACGATAGAAGCCTTGCAAAGGTTTTCTCGCGAGTTTGCAGATGAAGAGGTTATCCAGTGGGGTTTAATAGTCGGCCCAATAAGGGTGCTTGATCAAGAGAATCCAAGAGATAATTACGAAATGCTTCGCTTGGTTTCTGACATTTCTCCTTTTAATGATTTTTTGAATAGGTTTCTTGAAGTTGATAGGCTTCACGTTGGAGGACTGGAGATGCTTCTCGATGCAGTATATATTGCATTGAGAAATATTAGTCCTATGTTGACAAACGATTTGAATATGTCTAGGTGGACATCTGGTGCGGTATCTTCCCCAGTATTATCTGAGTTCTTTATAAATTGGAGAGAGGGTGCTGATAAGATTATAGTAGTATTCTCGGATGAGCCCGAGAGGACATATATGAATCCCCCAAATACGATACACGCCGTCGGCCCCGCACTAGTTTCTACAGAGGGGTTGAAGATGTACACTTTTGCTCTTGCTTTTTATGGCTGGGATGAATTGGCAGTAAGCACTGGCGGGAGAAACTTTGATTTAACAAGCGACTCGGACAGCATGTATGAAAATCTTATGACAATAGTTTCAGGAGCATGTAGGTGAGAAATCATAAATATGATTTTCAAGAAGTTGTAGTTGGACACAGCCTCTCAGCTGTGAAGCATGCTTATGAAAACAAAATTCCATTAATATTAAATACGAGAAAGAAGCCTTTCCCGTTTGACGAGGTAGAGGAGATTGAGATTCCCGAGCTGCAGCTTAAGACGACTAATGCCGAGACTGCTTGGTCGTTTATGGTTCTGGAGCATGCCATGGCAGGCTTGGTGCCGTTTGGTACATCAATAGACAGCATAAGGTTCGAAAAGGATAAGATGTTTGTCTCTTTGGGCGGAGCGTTCAGTGTTCATGCTAGTTTCAAAAAGTGTTTTATGTTCGACAACGAGAATGTAACCATGGAGGAGTCCTCTGGTGAAGAGGGAGAGAAGTACAGGGTATTTGATTGGTTCAACGTAAGAAGTGGAGCAAAACACGAAATTGATGTGCTGAAAACTTCAGAGCCTTTTGTTAACAAAGTGTATTTTTATAAATCTGAAAGGGTGGACGGAAACAAGAATATTAAAGATTGTGTTTCTGAATCTTTCATGACTAGCGAAGAAATGAACGATTTTGATGCTTCTCCTACTATCGCTAGATTTAAAGTTGAGAAACTCATGAAGAATAGTGGGATAAGGGGAGCAAAAGATGGCACGACGATAGCTGGAAAACAAAAGTTTTTATCGATAAAGCTCGAGCCGACACGGAGAGAGAAATTTTCCATAAGTAAGCTGCAATTTAAAGGGAATAAATATATTGAGATTATGACATCATCAGAAAGAGGGGCATGATGGAGACATGTAACAAGTTGGTAAGAGATAAGGTACCAGGGCTTATAGATAGGGACGGAAGATTTTGTAAATTCAAGATTATTGAAGAGGATGAAAAATATTTGGAGCTTTTAAAGGAAAAGCTGCTTGAAGAGGCGCAAGAGTTCGTAGAGGATCCCAGTATTGAAGAGCTGGTAGATGTATACGAAGTTATTGTGGCGCTGTTAGCATACTCTGAGATTCCACTGAGAGATTTGTTTGAGCTTGCGGTGAGGAAGAGAAAGTATGCGGGGGGATACACTGCAAGAGTGTTTTTGGAAGAGGTAGACGTTGGAGACGGGAAGCAATCTTAAAAACAACTTTCATCTTGCCGGCGTTGTGCCTATTGCAAATTCGAGAGTTGATTATGGGCTACCGTGGCACAGTTCAATGCAAGTGGTGGGTGAGCGGTACTTAGCGGTTGAGAGGGCTATAGTTGAATGTGCGTACGCCGGCTGTGAAACGATATGGTTGGTTTGTAATGACGACATTCAGCCGCTGCTCAAGAAAAGGCTGGGGGACTATATAGAAGATCCGTATTGGCTCAACAAGCACACGTATGTGAAATACCCCTCGGAACACAGGAGACAGATACCGATATTCTATACGCCAATCCACCCAAAAGACAGAAACCGAAGGGATAGTTACGGGTTTAGTGCGCTTCATGGTGCACTAACAGCTTTTATTGTGTCTGACAAAATTAGCAAATGGCTCCGCCCCAGTAGGTACTTTGTCTCTTTCCCGTATGGCATACATGATCCTTCAGTGGTTGCGGGATACAGGAGAGAGATATCCTCCACAAAGCCTTTCTTTCTATCGTATGAGGGTAAGACAGTTCGAGAGGGCTTGCATTTGTCGTTTACGATGAATGCTAAAGAATATAACGAATACTTGTGGAACATGAAGAATAAATGTAGTGGAGGGGACACTACCATCAATCATGAAAAAAGATGGAGTTCGAAGCATTTTTTACTTGACGAAATTTATAATTGTGCTAGAATAGAAGAATCAAATGTCATCGAACTGGATTGGCACTACGACATCGAAACGTGGCAAAAGTATGCGGCTTATGTAGCATCAGAAGAGTTTCGAGAGTTGAGGCACCCTGGAGAGAAGATGTTTAAACATCATGAGTACAGTAAAATTTTATTCAAGGGAGAACGAGATGAAAGAGATTAGAGATTTATACGACGAAATTCCGTATCATATTAAGGACTCTGCAGGTGTGGCTTACACCTTTGAAAGTCTTTCTCATGATAGACAGTTTCTTTTTCAAGAAATTTACAACATGGCAAGATTACCGGATCCTCTCTCAAACGGGGTGGATCTGGTAGAAGAATTAACCGCTATTATGGCTGAACTGGAGAATGTAATTGCCGACATCAGAGACTAGAAACAAGCCCGAAATCCCATTCGTTGGGCTACATGCCCATTCAGTGGCAGGCAGCATCTTTGATGCTCTTGGGTACCCTCAAGAACATATGGACTTTGCTTATGAGAATGGCATGGACGCCCTTGCTCTCACTGATCACGGAAATGCAAACGGCTTGGCGCATCAAGTTCTGCATGCTAAAAAGATGCATGCAGAAGGCAAGAGCTTTAAGCCGATTTATGGCTGTGAGGCGTACTTTATTCCATCAATCGCGAACTGGAAGGAGGAGTATGAAAAGTCAAAGCTGGAAAAGAAGTCCAGAAAGAAGAAGGAAGATGTGCAAAGCGGCACAACGGTTGAGAACGAAGAATCTAAAAAGAAAATAAAATCTATCTTGAATAGACGTCGCCACTTGATTTTGCTAGCTCAAAACCAGGAGGGGCTTAAGAACATTTTTAAGATGATATCGACATCCTACGATGGTGATCATTTTTATCGATACCCTAGAGTGGATTACGCAATGCTTAAACGTCACAGTGAAGGTGTCATCGCTGCATCAGCTTGTTTAGGGGGCATTTATGCCGGTAATTACTGGGAGAACAGAGAGGACGGAGCAGACGCTGTTTTAGATGCGATGAGGACTACAACGCAAAAGATGCAGTCCATTTTTGGTGATAAATGGTATGGAGAGTTGCAGTGGAATAACGTACCAGAGCAACATGACTTGAATCAATACATCATTCAGATGCACCATGAGTTCGGTATCCCACTGCTGTCTACTGCTGACAGTCACTATCCAAACTCTGAAGCATGGAAGGATAGAGAGTTATACAAGAGGCTCGGCTGGCTGGGCAAGGGCTCACCAGAGTGGCTCAGTATGGAACTCCCGATTGAAGTTGAAGAGATTGGTTACGAGCTTTATCCGAAAAACGGAGATGAGATGTGGGAGTCTTATAAGAAGTATTCAAAAGAGAGCGGAGTCGAGTATGACGATGACTTGGTGATGAAGTCCATCACTGAGTCGTACCATATTGCTCACGATAGAATTGAGTCTTTCTTTCCGGATAACACCGTGCGTTTACCAGACTTTGTGGTACCAGATGGGCTCACTGCAACCGACGCTTTAGCAAAGCTCTGTATGGAGGGGGCAAGAATACTAGGATTCGGAGACAATCAGGAATACATTGACAGACTCGATAGAGAGATAGAGGTTATTGATAGCAGAGGGTTCAGTAAATACTTTCTCACCATGAAGGCTATCGCAGATAGGGCAACAAAGAATCAGCTTGTCGGCGCAGGCAGAGGCTCAGCAGCTGGTGCACTAGTCTCATATGCTCTAGGTATTACTCAGGTAGATCCAATCAAGTATGGACTACAGTTTGAGAGGTTTTTAACTAAGGGTGGTTCCGGCTATCCTGATATCGATTACGATGTAAGTTCTCCAATGAGCTTGAAGGAAGAGCTTATTGATGAGTGGGGTGATGACACGGTTGTTCCAATTACAAACTGGAACACCCTGCAGCTGCGCTCATTGATAAAGGACATCTCTAAGTTCTATGAAGTGCCATTCACCGAGGTAAACAATGTTACAGGTAAGATGCTTTTTGAGGCAACCCCCTTAGCAAAGAAGAAGCATGGCATCACGGCAGGAGTGTATGTTCCCACGTTTGAGGAAGTCATGGAATTCTCGGATACGCTGAAAAAATTCTTAGTAAAATATCCGAGAATTAAGACTCACGTGGAGGCGCTATATGGACAAGTACGCTCAGCAAGCCGCCACGCCGGAGGCGTCGTGATAGGTGAGAACCTAGACGAGTGGATGCCAATGATTAACAGTGGAGGTGTTCGACAGACACCATGGAGTGAAGGACAAAATGTACGACATCTGGAACCAATGGGTTTTATTAAATTTGATATTTTGGGACTTGCTTCTCTCAGGATGATAGAGGGTGCCGTGCGGCACATACTGCAAAGGCATGAGGGAATTGAGAATCCTACGTTTGAAGACGTAAGAGCTTTCTACGATAGGCGTCTGCACCCGGAAGTCATCGACTTAGATGATAAGCAGGTGTGGGACAACATCTTTCATGATGGCAAGTGGGTTGGCATTTTTCAGTTTACTGAAAACGGAGCACAGTCTTTTTGTAAGAGGGCAACACCCAACAACATCATTGAGCTTGCAGCTATCACTTCAATTTATCGCCCGGGCCCTTTGGGCGCTGGCGTGGACAAGAAGTTCATTGCAGCAAAGAACGCTCCCGATGAAGTCGAGTATGTCAATGACATCGTGAGAGAGGTGACAGAGGAGACATTTGGCTTCCTCATCTTTCAGGAGCAGATTGCTATGCTGGCTCACCGTCTTGGCAAGGACTTGTCTCTTGACGAGGGCAACAAGCTTCGTAAGCTTTTGACAAAGAAGGGCACAGGCGAAGTGCAAGAGCAGAAGGATAAGATATATTCTAAGTTTCTGGATGGCTGCTTGGAGAAGGGACTTGAGAAGTGGCAAGCGAAAGAGCTTTGGGACACTTTTGAGTACTTTTCGGGGTATGGCTTTAACAAGTCCCATGCCGTATCGTATTGTGTGCTGTCTTTTCAGTGCGCGTGGCTTATGAATTACTATCCTGCTGAGTGGGTAGCAGCTTTCCTCGACAAGGAGCCTGAAACAAGAAAGGAGAAGGCTATTAATGTGGCGAAGGCACACGGGTTCAGTGTCGAGCCGTTGAATATTAACACGTCTGGTTCTGTTTGGGAAATATCAGAAGACGGCAAGACATTGATTCAGCCTTTGACATCTATTAAAGGTTTGGGCGAAAAGGCTATTGAGCAAATAATCAACAATCGCCCATTCAACAAGGTGGAGGAGTTTCTGTTCAACGAGAACATCGTTTACTCTAAGTTAAACAAGAAGGCTCTTGACGTGCTAGCACGTTCAGGTGCGCTTAAGCCTCTCGTCGACGATCGTTTTGAAGGTACGAAGCACTTTTGGAGTGCAGTGGCTGTTGATCGCCCGCGCAAGGAAAAACATCTGGTAGAGAACATCACGAAGTATGCACCAGAGGGTGACTTCACTGAGGAAGAGGAGATTCAATATCTTGTTGACTTAACTGGAGTGTTCCCGTTTAACTTGGTGTTGTCTGATCACATTGTGAGTAGCTTGGAAAAGAACTATATTCCACCTATCTCAGAGTACGATCCTCAGTTGTCTGCTGGTGTTGTGTGGTTCGTGCCCCGTGAAGTTATCAAGAAGAAGACGCGCAACGGTAAGGACTATTATCTGATTCGCGTCATTGATAGCAACAGCGAGACGAACACCATCAAGTGTTGGGGCGTTCGCCCAGGCAAGGACGTGGTTAGGGTTAATCGCCCTTATTTGGCAAAGCTTCAATGGGACGCTCAGTGGGGCTTCTCGACAAGAAGCATCGGAAGAACCTTCAGGATGTTGGCGTAAATAAAACACAAAACAGAAAAACTAAACAAATATTTGAAAAGAGAAAAACAATGAGTAAAACACAAAACATAAAAGCCTTTGAACAATTAGGTGAATATTACGACAAATACCGCACACCAGAATTTATTGAGGCGGCATGCGAAGAGCACACAAGCTTTACCCCCGATGAATTTGAAGACAATAAAAACTTGCTGGCTTTGCCGATTGGTGATGTAGAGTTTGACTATACGAACATGACAGCACAGCCTCGTGGCCAAAACCTCAATCATGACACGGTAACTCGGTACGCTGAACAAGCGAAAAATGGGGTATCTACCAAAGGAAAAAGGTTGTATGGAATCAGGAAGCCAATTGTCGTAATTAGCCCAGAAATACACAAGACTTCTTTTGTTGGAATATGTGGCCACCATAGGTGGAAAGCTGCGATCGCTGCAGAGTGTAAATATATTGTGGCTGAATTGGACACGGAGTACCGTAGTCTGCCTAAGCATGAGCAAACAAGCCGCATGATGAAGGACAACGCACATCCTGAAAATGGAATGCCGAGCAGTGATGACGACATAAAAGATAACTTGAAAACTTACATCCGGAATCACCCCGTTGCGAAAAAGCTAATAGCTATTGGGGTTAAATTAGATAATCCGGCAACGCCAGCTGCAGATCGCTCGAGGTTAAAGTCGGAGGAAAGGAGGCTTAAGGCACTCCTCACGGAACAGGCACTCCCCAGCCTTCAAGCCTGGACTGGAGGTAGGTGGAATGAAAAACGAGCAAAACAGAACATCACTAGAGCGTTGAGTGATTTGAATGTTGTGCATGTGAAAACGAAGATTCACACATACGAAGAAGAGGCACTCAAAGAGATTGCAGAAAATCATAAAAAGTCTCTAGGGGCTCACCACCTAGTTAAGTGGATTAACATCAAGTACGAATCCGCCTATCGGCAGCCCCTCACCGAGATCGATAAGGATCTGGCAGATCATTATAATAAATACCACTTTGACGCAGACGAATACGATGTATTAATAGCCATTAAAGACGCTGGAACTCTTAAGAAGCTTTTCGATATGAGGAAAAAACTCGCTGACAAATTAATCTACATCATGGATTACCGAAACGTGGATAAATCAAAGCCAGTAAAATACAATCTCTTATTCGTGGGGCAATGCTTAGCTGAAGGTATCAAGGAGGAGATTGGAACTCCATATACAGTAAGAGAAATTTCAGACAGGGAGAGGATTTTAAATGAAACTTAAAGTTTACAAAGTTAGAGAGAATGCAAAGCTCCCAGCGAGAGCGCACACGACAGACGCAGGGGCAGACGTGTTTTACTGTCCAGAAGTAGAGGAGCCGCTCACAATCGAACAGAATGAGAGTAGGCTTATTTCGACTGGATTAAAGGTTGGGGTACCAGAGGGATACATGCTGGAGATTAAGAACAAATCAGGGGTGGCATTTAAGCGCTCGCTGGTAGTGGGAGCATGTGTTGTCGACAGCGGATACGATGGGGAAGTGTTTGTGAACCTTCACAACATTGGAGGAGCACCACAAACCATTCTACCAGGCGAGAAGGTGGCACAAGCAGTGCTAGTGCCAGTCGTAACCCCAGAGTTCGAAGAGATTCAGAATGATGATGTTTACGGCGCAACGACAACAAGAGGCTCAGGCGCTCTTGGTTCGACGGGTGATTTCTGATGGGCTCGTTCGAGAGGAAATTTAAACGAAAGCAAAAGCGCGAAGAGCAAAAGGCGTTTGAAGACGGCATAGACATGATGGTAGACAAGATACCAGAAGAATGTAATGCTTGTCTGTCACCGTTCGATAGGACGAACCCGGATCAACTATCAACCTGGCGGATAGTAGTTCGAAAGAAGCAAAAGAAAGTTAATCTTTATTGTCCTCCCTGCTGGGACGGCGCGGTAGAGATGGTTAAAGACATAGAAAAGGATTTGAAGAACAAAGATGTTTAGTGAGACTTTGTCGTTCGACGACGTTCTCTTGGTGCCTCAAAAGAGTGACATCGAGAGTAGAAAAGAGATAGATACAAGTGCGGAGTTGAACGGTACAAGTTTTAGTTTACCAGTTATTTCAAGTCCGATGGACACCGTGACTGAGCTGGATATGATGTCGGCTCTTGCAACTGCAGGAGGCTTCGGTATTTTGCATAGATATAATTATGTTGCGGAGCAAGCTAAGATTGTGAAGGCTGCCAGGCAGTTTGGGGCAACGAGCATCGCCGCAGCGGTTGGTGTCACTGTTGATTTCGAAATCAGAGCGAGAGAACTTATCAGTGCAGGTGCAAATATTATATGCATCGATGTTGCTCATGGGCACCATACGAACGTAGAGAGAGCCCTAAAAACTCTTAAGGATGCTTTCGGCGACACGGTAACTATCATCGCAGGTAATATTGCGACAGACGATGGGTATGCTGATTTGTGCCGTTGGGGTGCTGACGCCGTCCGCGTCGGTATTGGAGGAGGTAGCATCTGTTCTACGAGAATACAGACTGGGCACGGACTAAGTACATTTCAGTCAATCATGGCATGCAACATGGCACGTACTGCTGCAATTTCTCCGTTTCATTCATCCGAAAGGTATAACTTTGATCCAAAGCCCATCATCGCAGATGGGGGAATTCGATCCTCTGGAGATATTGTGAAGGCTATAGCCGCTGGCGCAGATTTTGTTATATTGGGTTCGATGCTGGCAGGCACAGCCGAAGCACCAGGGACTGTGTTCACCAACGGAGCAGGCAAGTCATATAAAGCGTACAGAGGAATGGCGTCTAGAGAGGCTCAGGAGGCTTGGAGAGGCACTGCTAGCTCGCTTGAGGGGGTAGCTACCACTATACCGTACAAAGGCAGTGTGAAGCCGATTCTCGAGGATATTCATCAGAATATTCGAAGCGGCTTTTCATATAGTGGCGCCCGTAACGCACAAGAGCTGAGAGACAACGGAAGGTTTGTATTGCAGACATCGGGCTCTCAAAGAGAAAGCGGAACTCATATTCTTAATGTCAGATAAGAAAGCATATAAATATGGCAAAGAGGGTAAGACGATAGTTTTTATCGACGATGACAAGAGACATGCTGATTTGAGAATACGCCTCCGTCACGATGGGTTGACGCAGACAGAGTTCTTTCAGAGCATGGTGTCTGGCTATCTGAACAACGATGAAAGAATACTAGAGTATATAACTTCTATTAAATTTGAATTGGCGAAACAAGGCAAGAGAAGAATTATGAAGACAAAAAAGTTATTAGACAAAGGGAGGGAGCTTCTTGAAGACTACTCCCTCTCAAGCGAAGAAAAGGATGAGTTGTTTGACATGATAGCGAAGGAGTTAATTAAATGAAGCAATGTTCTCGAGAGTGTATGGAAAGAAATTATGCGTGTGATCAGACTGAGTGCAGGATGTGGATGGACTTCGAAGAGGATTTTAATTGTTCTTTAATAGCTGTCTATAAGCACGGCGAAATGACACTAGAGCAAGTAGGGGAAAGACTGGGAGTTAGTTTTGTGAGAATCAGGCAAATAGAACAACAGGCGTTAGAAAAGGTGCGAAAGAGAGGAAGAGAATTGTGTATTAAAAAAACCTGACTTTTGTCAATGTGAAAACTATTTACTGTAAGAAAATTTGTTTCTTTAATTGCAATTAAAAAGAACTAAACAAAGGAGAAAGTCATTATGAGCAAGAAACTACTCTCGGAGGCAACTATTCGTAGATTTATGAAGTTGGCTTCCCTCGATACCATTGGTGGTAGCAAGTTTATAAAGGAGTCAGAAGAAGACACCGATATCGACGAGACAGTCACTGAAGAGGAAGAGATCAACGAGATGGGCGCACCTGCGTACGCCCGAGACGAGGAGGAGTTGGAACCAGCCGGAGAAGATGAGCTTGACGGTGAACCTGCTCTTGATGATGAGCCTGCTCTTGATGATGAGCCTGCTCTTGATGATGAGCCTGCTCTTGACGCACCAGAGGAAGAGGGCGAGATGTCTCTTAGCGAAGAGGAAGCAGAAATCCTCGTAGCTCTAGGGGATAGACTCCGCGCTGCCGGTGCTGGAGAGGAGGAGCTTGGAGCGGAGGATGAGCCACTCGAAGCTGAGATGGAGATGGGCGAAGTCCCACCAGAGGCAGAAATGCCCGGTGACGAGCTTGCCGACGACGATGAGCTTCTAGAGGATCTCGACGTTGTGACTAACGAAGATTTCGACAACATGGTGAATGAGATTTTGAAGCGTGTTACCAAAAGAATACTACGAGAGAGTATAAATACTTCAAAAAAGTAGTACTTGTGGCAGCTTCTTACAAACCCCTCTTTTCTTTAAAAACAGAAAAGGGGGTTTTTTTATTGACAAATGTTTTAAAACTGGTATAATTTAGTTATGGATTTATGGATTGCAGCTGGGCTTTTTTTTGCGGGCGTTTTATCGCACAAATTTATATCTTATTGTTTAAACCTGGGCTATGCTTCCAGCGCCTACAGGAAACTAGAGGACGGAATGCTAGACATGCTGATGGCACTGGACACCGACATGCGAGTAGCGCTAGAGAAAAAATACAAATATTTGGAAGAGTCAGGAGTATCGCCAGAAGAAATAAAAAAGCGTAAATTACTCGACTCAGAGATAATTGTTAAGTGGAGAGACGCAGTCATTGCAAATGTGATAGTCTCTCTACCGGAGACGTTCTATAGGTATGTAAATTATACGACGTGGGACGAAGCGGTACAGTATGGAAGAAAGAGAGATAGGAAAAGAAAATAAAGGAGGACAGAAGATGCCAGAAATTAAAGCAGTCACGTGGAAGGTTAGCAAAGAAAGCGACACTTATGTGTTCCAGTTGGTTTCCGATAGTCAGAGGCTCCTCAAGCGAGCAATCAAAGAAGTCGGTGGCAAGGAATCAGGTAGTGGCTATGATCCTACACACAATAAAAAAATCGTGCTTTTGCAGAGGGACTTCAAGGACAAGGAATCTCTGAAGGAATTCGCGAACGGATTATCATTTAGTTTATCAGAAATATCAAAAACTGGCAAGGAAAGGATTATCAATGCCAAAAGAAAAAAACAAGGGTAAGAAGAAAGTAGAGGAAGAGCTGGTAGAAGAGCAGGAAGTTATCCTCGAAAATCCGAACGAGGGACTTCTTGACGCCGAAGAGAGATTTATCATTATCAACAATATTGAGCAGCCGCAAAGCGATGGCTCGAGCTTGATTAGGAGTATCTCTTTGTATGGAGATTTGACTGAGGATAATGCTTCTGACATTGTGCAGTCGTTTATGTTCCTTAAGGAATTGTCCCGACGCCTTCATGCCGACGGTGAAGAGCAAGAGTGCAAACCTATTGAATTTCTTATTTCATCTCATGGTGGCGTCGCGGCGGAAATGTTCGCCATCTATGACACTATGGGAATGGTGAAACAATCTTGTGATATCAGCACGATTGGAATGGGGAAGGTAATGTCTGCCGGTGTTGTGCTGCTAGCTGCAGGGACGAAGGGGAAAAGAAAGATAGGTGCAAATTGCAGAGTTATGATACATAGTGTCAATGGTGGATACCATGGCAATCTCACAAACATGGAAAATGAAATTGAAGAAGTTAGGTGGATCCAAGAGAGATACGTTGAGTGTCTTGCTGCCGAATCAAATATGACAGAGAGAGAAATTAAGAAGTACCTCAAAAAACACATTGATGTTTATTTGTCTGCAGAGCAAGCTGTCGAGCTGGGAATTGCTGACATTATTGTTTAAATGGAACTAATTATGTATTGAGGTGTGCACATGTCTAGAGTGGATGAGATAATTAATAAAGCAAAAAAGCAAAAGCAGGCTTTTGATATGGAAAGCCTGCTGGAGCTTGTCGAACGGACCCTAACTGCTGCTCCTGCGGTGTCTGAGTCCTCTGAGGATACCCCCGCCTCCGATTCACAAAACGAGGTTTGCCTACTAATACCTGACTTTCGTATTGATCCTAGTTGGATGTCTGTTAACGAAGGCAACTACGACGCTGAGCGCGAAAAGCTGGTGAAAGCCATAGAGGGCGCCCGCCTTCCGCGAGACATAACGAACCTAGAAGGCTTCATAACAGGAATTAACAGCATACTCTCTGAAAGGAGAGTGGATGTATCAGATCACGCTGCAGCAATATCTAGAATTCAGTTGTTAAGGATATTTTATAATCTTTCGGTAGCTCCAGACGAGTCTATATCCGGCTTCTTGTTCGAGTCTCTCATGGCAATGGTGTTCGGAGGCGTGAGAATTCCAACGGATGATAGAGAGAATGGTGTGGTAGACGTCGCTTTCCCCGGCACTCCGGTTTCTTTAAAGTTGATAAAGAGCAGGAGGACAAACATAAAGGGCTCTTTAGACAAGCTGCAATTAGCCCTTCAAACATACCCTTCGGGCATACGGTACATTGTTGCCGACAAGCTTGGAGACGCAATCGAGTTTTACGAATTCGATATCGATAATGATGAAGCGTCCCCCAACTATTGGGGCTTGCTACCAGTTTATAAGACACAGTTCAGTGTCTCCCTTAAAAAGTTGAAAACAGAAAGGGAAGTAAGGAAGCTTACAACTCTTAGGTTTTCAGGAATAGAGAGGAAAACCCAAGCAATACTTGATGCCCTAAACGCGAAGTTTGAAAATTTACTGACAACTTTGAGTGATTTAAACTCGCAGGTGACTGATCTATTGTATGTTACGACAGAACCGAAAAAGACTAAGAAGCTTGCCGGCAAAACAGCAAAGAAAGCAGAAAAGACAAAGAAGTCTGCAGAAAAAGTTCAAAATAAATAACGAATCCCCTTTACAATACACTAAAATGTGTTTATAATATAATATATCGTTTTAAACAACTAACGAGAGGAAAACATGTCTAAAAAATTCGCATCTGGAGCTTGCCTCCGACAAAAAATACTTGATGGAGTTAATGTCTTAGCCGACAACGTTGCTTCAACATTGGGCCCTAGGGGTAGAAATGTAATTATTCATGAAAAGGGTAAGCGCCCCATCATCACCAAGGATGGAGTCACTGTAGCCAAGTTCATTGAATTTGAAGATGAGTTCATGAATGCTGGTGCACAGGTTGTTAAGCAGGCAGCAGCAAAGACTAATGTCGACGCTGGGGATGGTACAACCACCTCTACAGTGTTAGCTCGCGCCATCTTCAACGCAGCCTCCGACAGGATGAACGCAGACTCTTCAGCTCCCATCGAAGTAAAGAGAGGCATCGACAAAGCAGTTGTGGAAGTAAATAAGTTGCTTCTTAATGCTGCGCGCCCGATTCAGAGCGCTGATGACGTTGCTCACATTGCTACTATTTCTGCTAATGGAGACGAAGACATTGGAAACTTGGTTGCTTTGGCTGTCGACAAGGTTGGGAAGGACGGCTCCATCACTATTGAGGAAGCGCGCTCGGTAGATACAAGTCTTGACTTGATGGAGGGCTTCAGGTTTGACTCTGGCTATGCAGCTACAGCTTTTATCACCGATGACAGGCGTGGAGTTGTGCGCTATGAGGATCCTGTTTTCTTAGTTACTGATGAAAAGATTGAAACTGTTGATCAGATTTTACCAGCGCTAGAGATTGCTGCCCGCGAGAGTCGTCCGTTTGTTATTGTAGCCGATGACATTGAGGGGCAAGCTCTTGCGGCATTGATTATGAACTCCATGAGAGGGACGATGAAGGTGGCGGCAGTTAAGGCACCTAGATACGGAGAAGAAAGAAGAGGTATCATGAGTGACTTGGCGATATCAGTTGGTGCTAAGTATTTTCGACGCTCAGCCGGAGACAAGCTTAAGGAGGCTAAGTTGACTGACTTCGGCTCTTCGAAGACAATCGAGATTGAGAAGGGGCTGACAACCGTTGTCGGCGGAGCAGGAGACTTGGACGAGGTTGAGAATAGAATCGACGCCCTTAAGGCGGAGGTTGAGCAAACTGACTCTCTGCATCAAGCGGAGAGAGTGCAGGATAGAGTTACTCGTTTGGCTTCCGGCGTCGCAGTTATTCGTGTTGGAGCAGCAACCGAGATTGAAATGATAGAAAAGAAGCACCGTATTGAGGATGCTCTAGAGGCAGTGCGCTCAGCTCAGCTTGAGGGAGTTATTTCAGGTGGAGGCACTGCCTTGTTGAGAACTTCGACAGAGCTTAAAGTAAATACCGACAATGAGCATCAAGAAGCGGGCGTTTCTATTATACGCCGCGCTCTGGAGGAGCCCATCCGCCAAATGGCTACTAACTGTGGGATGGATGTAGAAGAGACACTAAGCGCAATCACAGAGGCTTCAGCCGGAACGGGCATCAACTTTGCAACCGGCGAATTGGTTGACATGTTTGAAGTAGGAATCATCGATCCTGTTAAGGTGACAAGGAGCGCTCTGCGCAATGCAGCGTCAGTAGCAGGCACTCTTTTGACAACTAACCACGCTATTATAGAAATGGGAGACTAATTATTCTGTCTCATTCCTGGTAGGAGAGTATCCCATGTCGATAGAAAATTACAGCAAAGAATTTGAAGCCAGACTAGATCTAAAGCTGAATCAGTTGGTGAATGATATAGGCGGCGCGCGTGAAAAACAAAACGAAATGCATGAAGACATAGCGGAAATTAAGAACGCGGTGTACCATCCCGACGAGGGGCTGTATGCCCGTCTGAGAGAGTTGGAGGCTTGGAAATCTACGTCCGCAAGAATGATGTGGATAATGTTTACAAGCTTTGCCGGTACAATCGGAGCAGTTATATTATCCAAATTTGGATAAAGTGCTTGACTTTTTTAAGCCCTGGTGGTATACTTTTAATATGAAAACGATTCAACAGAGCGTCAGAATCTTGGAGAGCTTTCTCTATAACGAGTACGACGTAGAGGTATACTACGACAGAGTGGGCGATAACGCCTTTTTTAGCGACGCTGGTATAGTAGAGATTAACTCATCCTCTCCTGAAGAGGAGCAATATCATACGCTATTGCATGAAGCATCGCATGTCGTTTTGTATCCTGATACAAGCGAAACAGCTGCTTGGAACATGGCGGAAGACATGGTGGTGTCTTTGTCTCTTACGCCTCTAAACGAAAGGTTTTTCAAATTAAGAAATGAATGTCTAAGGCAATATAAGGATCAGTGATGAAGGTGAGAATACAATATACTGTGGAGATAGAGGACATACCTCAAGAGGTTGATGACTTAGTAAAGAAGGCACTCTGTCAGTTGGCAGACGCATCTGATACTGTCAATAACCTGGATGCAGGTGGAAATTTTTCTAAGTTTTTAGAGATGGTAGAGAGCGCCAGAAGTCAAGCACTGAAAGCAGACATGCTTTTAGACGATTGCTCTAAGATAATTTCAGATTATGCTGCGGCGATTCATACAGCAAGCGAGGGGGAGGAAAATGAAGAACCGACATAAGAGCAATTTAATATACATCCCCTCCGCCACCGTCCTTCTTAACGGGGACAATCCGACGGATGTAAAGAAGCTTAAAGAGCCTGGAGTATTTTTGATAGTGTCCGACACTGACTCCGCTTATAACATCATATATGAAGGATCACAATGGTTGGTTAACAAGAGACAAGCGTATATAGTAGAGGAGGGAATGAGATTATGATTGTTAAGCTTAAAGAGGTGTACAGGAACATTTCTCCTACTGCATCACCAGTGAACAAGATGAAATATACCCTAAGAGATATATTCATAAACCCAGAGCACGTTATTTATATCAGGCAGAATCCTTCAATGTCGAAGAGGCTCGCCGAAGGTATGATAGACGGCATTAGCACTATAGAAGAATTTTGTACAATTTCTTTGTCTAGGGGGCAGTCTGGTACTGATATCGTGGTTGTCGGGAATGTTGAGGACATTAACGATACACTGGCGGGAAAGGCATTGTTGCATGGATAACAGATATATAATTTATGGAACATCTAGGTGTCCGTTTTGTATCAACTCCATTCGTCTTCTGAAGGAAGCAAGTCTTGAATATGTTTTTTTGAATATGGAAGAAGACGTCGAAGGCATGGAGGAAGCAAAGAGGTATTACAATCATGCTACCATCCCCATCATTTTAGAAAACAACAAGCTTACCGGCAAAACAAGCTTTATTGGCGGCTACGATGATCTTTCAGGCATGCTCGATGTCTAATTTAAATGAAATCGAATGTGATTTGAGAGAGATACCGGAATATTTTTTTGAAACCAATGCTTTGAAACTAAAGAGGGGAAAGTATCATGGTTCCAATTTTTGGGACATTCCCAAGTTTGGCTCCAAGCGCTGGGTGATCGCGGCTAGAATCGACATGGATTTTGAGGCGTACAAGGGGATTGAAGCAACCGCCGAAGAGTTGGCTCAGGCTTGTGTAAATTTTCTCAACAAGCCTCCCCCTAGAAAGAAGTATGCAAAGCGACAACCAAAGCCAAAATACGGAATCTTGGAGCTTTACCAGGCAAGAATCGTAGAAAGAAGGGGTGATAAGTACATTGATGCGTTCTTGATTGTGCAAAATAGAAAAGAACGGCATTTCTGGGGGAAGGGAAGGTTGCTATAATGAGTAAGCCACCAGCGCCTGGAAAAGTGACTTTAAGCAGGCAAGATGTGCTAGCTTTCTATAAGGATGTCGACAATGTGTTTCACCGCGCAGAATGCCTGTTGGAAGACAACTATTCCAAGAGGAATGTGTACTCTGCATACACTATAAGGTGTCTTTGCGAACTTTTCTTAAATGCTCATGTACTAGAGGAATACTTAGACAAAGTATTTCCAGATTTATCACAAGAAAAATATCAGATCGACGCAGAGTTCGTACTTAAATTAACAAAGGTAGCAATGTTGATACATGAAATTAAGATAGATTTGAAATTATCAAACTTGTCGCTGGATGTACATTAGTGAGTAAAGGCATAGTTATAGCAGCGCTCTTGTTTGTATCTGCACACATACTCAGCTGGCTGCAACTTAATATGCAATTTTTGAGTGAGTGGTGGGCAGGCAAAGGACTGTTATCCGTGATTGTTTTTGGAATCCCCTGCGGCCTTCTATTTTGGTACGCTTGGGGGCAAGCCACCAACTCTCTTGATAAGTCCTTGTGGGGCGCGCGCTTTTTAAGCTTTGGCTTGTCGTACTTGACATTCCCAATCATGACTCACTACTTTTTCGGAGAAAGCATGTTCACTCCGAAAACAATGATATGTGTATTTTTATCGTTTGTTATAATGTTTGTGCAAATTTATGCATGATAAAGAAGAAATAATTTACTATTTATTACAGAATCTGAATAGGGACACAAATCATGGAAAGAGAATTAAAGAAATACTTTAAAGAAATTTCAGAAGAAAAGGGAAGAAGCCGTCAACGCGGCATATACAAATTTTATTGCATGATAGGCTATACTATCGATGGCGGGGACAAGCAGCGAGGCTTGGATGACATTCTAGTCGATATTCGAGCGCTTCCTCACGTCACTATCGTTACGGTTGTTGTGGGCAACGAGCCGATAGCAGAAAAGAGATACGTAGCAGGATTGAGCGTTAAATTCATCCCCAGTTTGCAAGGAGAGTTTCAAACTCCAGAAAATGTGAAAATTGACATCCTCAGATCAATGAAAAAGACAAAAAATGTTCAGAGAATATTCAAGGTTTCGCCTTCGCTGGAACGTGTGGAGTGATGCCAACACGGACACGTCCTGAAGAAGTAAAAAAAGAAAGCATAAAGAAAATATTTAAAGAGATATTGTTGTCAGATATTTGTGACATGACACCAGACTCTATTGTTATAAAGGAGTCTGTCGACAAAAGCGTGTCAGAAGTTACTTGTTCTTACTCGCATAGCGGAACGAACAAGAAGCTTAAGTGTGCCGGAGACGGCGTCGTCGACGCTCTCTTTTCGGGTTTATGCGCCGCGAATTCAAAGAAATATAAATCTTTGAACAGGATACGGTTCAGTAATTTTGTAGTAAAAGCGGACTTTGATACTAAAAAAACTCAATCTGGCTCTGATTCTGAGGCACTGGTTCTTTTGGAGACTATAAATGAAAGGAATCAGAAAATGATATTCCGCCAGGTAGGGAAGTCTGTAAACTTTTCTGCCACAAGGGCAGTTTTTGAGGCAGTTGAATTCTATATAAACTGTGAACTTTGCTTTAAAAAGCTTGTCTCCTTAGTAGAGGACGCAAAAGCCAGGGGTAGGCATGATGTGGCATCAATGTACGTAGGTAAGTTGGTAGATATTATTGGTGTTATGACGTATGAAACGGATGATTGAGAGGTTTAAGAGAAATTTTCTCCTCCATGTGCTAGCTGCACTGTTGACTGCCGCAATATTTGCAATCAAATATATGTGTACCGCGAAATGATATGACAAAAGTTTGCCAAACGACATGTAAGGAAGATAATTAATAAGTGGACAGCAAGTTTATGAATTTGGTTCTTGTCTTGTGGATCATCGCTTGGGCGTGTCTAGGTATTTTAGTTTTAGTTAACGATAGTAAATCCGAGATAACACAGGTGCAAGAAAAAAATGCCTCATATATGGAAGAAGAACGGCGTAGACATCGAAGTGGGAGACATAGTGAATCACGTTCTTTATGGAAGAGAGTGGATAGGCATAGTAGTAAGAATCGACAATATCGACGGCGGCTTTCAAAAAAATAGAAAGCGAGCGTTGGTGTGCATGGTTCCTGGCTCTGAATATGAGCATTACTTCGAAAAAGCATTTTCGAAAAAAGAAGGCACAAGAAGGGGATGGGTTACAACAAACTGGCTGATCCGTCACAAAACAATTGACAAAAGTCTTGAAAAATAACATAAAATCTGATATAGTTTAAAAAAAGCTTGCACACAGGAAATGCGTGCTTATAGTATATGAAGTCCGGGAACACAAAAAGGAGAAACTTGAAAAATGTCAAAAGTTATCGGAATTGATTTAGGAACAACCAATAGCGCCGTCGCTGTCATGGAGGGCGACAGCCCAAAGATAATCACAAACGAAGAGGGAGCCAGAACTACTCCATCGGTAGTGGGGTATCTGCAAAGCGGAGAAAGAGTTGTCGGCAATCCAGCTCGAAGGCAGGCTGTTACGAATGCCAAGAACACCGTCTACTCCGCCAAGAGATTTATGGGGATGAACTATGAAGAGGTGACGAAAGAGGCATCTGAGATGCCCTACGAAGTAAAGAAGTCAGCATCCGGATCCTGCGAGATTGTGTTAAACGGAAAAGGATTAGCTCCTCAAGAAATCAGCGCTCAGGTTCTTATTAAGCTGAAGTCAGCAGCTGAATCTTATCTAGGGGAGGAAGTGAAGGAGGCAGTCATTACTGTCCCAGCTTACTTTAACGACGCTCAGCGACAAGCAACCCGCGACGCTGGACAGATTGCTGGACTTGTGGTTAAGAGAATAATCAACGAGCCAACTGCTGCAGCTCTTGCTTATGGGCTTGACAAGCAGGATGAAAAGAAGATTGTTGTATACGATTTGGGCGGCGGCACCTTTGATGTCTCTGTGCTTGAGATAGCTGATGGCGTAGTCGAGGTTCTAAGTACGAATGGGGACACGCATCTTGGTGGTGACGATGTTGACAGGGTTCTAATCCAGTGGATAGTCGAAGAGTTTAAGAAAGATTCTGGCATCGACGTATCGAAAGATTCCATGGTAATGCAGAGGTTGAGAGAAGCAGCAGAAAAAGCTAAAATAGAATTGTCAAGCACTCAGCAGACGGATGTGAATCTTCCATTTATCACTGCCGATGCCTCCGGCCCAAAGCACTTGCAGCTCACCTTGAACCGCTCCAAGTTTGAGCAGATGATAGATGAGTTAGTCAAAAAGACTATTGAACCAGTCAAGAATGCGCTTGAGGACGCTAGCATGTCATCGTCGGAGATAGACGAAGTGATTTTGGTTGGAGGCTCTACAAGGATCCCCTGTGTCCGTAAGGCAGTGGAAGATTTCTTCGGTAAGCAGGCAAACTCTTCCGTCAATCCAGACGAGGTTGTAGCGCTCGGCGCCGGAGTGCAGGGTGGAGTGTTTACGGGAGAAGTAAGGGATTTGCTTCTTCTTGACGTGACTCCATTATCGCTAGGTATCGAGACAATGGGAGGTGTTATGACAAGGCTTATCGACAGGAACACAACGATACCTTGTTCTAAATCACAGGTTTTTACAACTGCTGCTGATAGTCAGCCTGCCGTTGATATCAAAGTTTTGCAAGGGGAAAGGGAGTTCGCAGCAGATAATAAGGTTTTGGGAGTGTTCAAGCTTGATGGCATCCCGCCTCTTCCTCGCGGAGTTCCTCAAATCGATGTTAAGTTCGATATCGACGCCAACGGAATTGTAAGCGTAATTGCGACTGATAAAGCTACAAACAAGGAACAAAAGATTGTTATCGAGAAGTCTGGAGGATCCTTGTCTAAGGGCGAGGTGGATAGGATGGTGGCAGAAGCAAAGGCTAACGAATCGAAAGATAAGGAACGCCGCCAACAGGTAGAGGACAAGAACAAGCTTGAATCAACGGTATTTCAAGCAGAAAAACTTCTCAAAGAAAACCCGGATAAGATTTCAGAAGCTACCAGCGGCGACGTGCAAAGAGCAATAGAGTCGGCAAGAATGTGCTTAACTCAGGAAAGTACACCGGAGTTAATCAAGAAAGAGCTTGAGCTGTTGACACAGGCAATGCAGGCTGCAGGCAAAGAAATGTATGAGTCGGCAGCAAAGCAAGAGCCATCAAGTGAAGAGCCTGCGGATCAGGATGACGACGTCGTAGATGCTGAATTTGAGGAAGTCTAAGAGAGGATGAAGCTCAAGACATTGGATTTGCACAAGACAAAGCACGGAGACGTTGAGAACCTGGTTTGTAATTTTTTAAACTGGGCTGAGCCACCGTGCAGGATTATTACTGGCAATTCTGAAAAAATGAAAGAGATTGTTAAAGAAGTTGTTAAAAACTATAAGTACTCCTGTTATAATGAAAGCATGTACAATCATGGAAGCTTGATTGTTGTAGAGGAGTCTATCTATGATTTTGAATAAAATACTTTGTTGTGTGCTGCTGTTCATGTTTGTTTTGGCATGCGGACAGGAAGAAGCTGACGTTGGGGCAACCCATGTTCCTTCTGAAATTATAAGCCATGTCGACACTGACTGCGCCACGTTTGAGATGTCGGGGGATGTTAGTGTTCCCTGTGAGGACAGGTGGATATGCCATAGTCCTAGTACCAAAATGCACAATCAGGTATGCACGTCGGAGTGCATGGTGCCTGGAGATAGTAGAACATATTGTTGGCTTATGGAATGTACGCCAGAAAGGAGAAAATAAATTGAGCAATAATAAACATGAGAGTGAGAGTATACCACCAGAAGACAAACTGGACTATAAGAGGACTAAAAGTCCAGCAGACGCACTTATGACGGAGGTGTGCTTCAATGCATATAGTTCACTAACGATGCCGCAAAAGATGATTTTTCGTGTGAAACAAGTGTTTCGGCCACGCGATAGTTATATCGAGAAGGTTTGAGATGGCGTTAAGTCGACAGAAAAAGAGAAAACTTGAATTTCTGATGAATACGGTTACAATAGTCCTCCTATTGGGCTTGGTGGGTGTCAGTTTTATGATAATGAGAACGACTGCGGAGTCTAATTCCCTGTCTATCGACGTAACAAACATAAGAAGCAAGAAGGAGTCAAAAGTTGTACAAGAGATGAGACTGATGACTCTACAAATGAAAAATCTCCAAAAGGATATTTCAGAGATAAGAGACAAGATAGAAAAAAACAAAAAATAATAATTGATTTTTTTAAAATAATGTGATACTATATACAAACAAAATTCGACGTAAGGCTGTCGAACACTTAAAGGAGCAAAAGTGAGTAATAAAACAGTAGAGACAGGAAACAAGGTTAAGGTACATTATAAGGGAACTTTCGACGACGGCACTGTATTTGACAGTTCGTACGATCGTGGAACCCCTATCGATGTTGAAGTCGGCGCCGGACAGGTTATTGCTGGTTTCGACGCTGCCTTGACAGGCATGAAGACGGGAGATACCAAGACTATCAATCTATCGCCTGATCAGGCATATGGAGAGAGGAACCTCGAAGCAATCGTAGAAGTTTCGAAAGAGAACTTCCCGGAAAATTTCGTCTTCACACAAGGAGAAGTAATTCAGGGAACAAACGAAGCCGGCTTCCCACTGGTTGGTACGCTGCAAGAAGATAAGGGCGAAGCAGTTGTGGTGGACTTCAATCATCCGATGGCTGGAAAGGTTTTAAACTTCGACATCGAAGTGGTTGACATCGAGTAATATACCTTTAAATACTACTTATTATTATGAAAGTAGGAGATCTGGTTAAAGTGCCAGGGGTGTCCCTTCACACTTACGGGCTTTTCAACAATTTGGGACTTGTTTGTTCCGAAGCAAACGAAGTAGGAATACTCTGTGTGTTGATAAGGGGCACTCGGCACTTTTTATTTAAATCAGACATAGAACTCATAAGCTCTATAGATAAGAGATACAATGGGGGCAAATCATTATGGCAGAAGAATTAGAAGAAAGCCATCCTCAAGCTACGGAAGAGCCACTCGGCCCACGCAAGGACTTAGTAAAAATGATAGGCAGGTACGGCATTGAAAATGTTCTACAGTCTTTTATTGATTTTACTGAGCCCGTGGAACACCAAGAGAAGCATATCGCGGATCTTCACGCTCGCCTGGTTATGGCTCTGAAAACATATCAAAAAAGCTATGACAAGGATTAGGCTTGCGCTGTGTTCCGCCAACCGATAGCAATAGGTGCCTTGGTAAAGAAGAACATGTACACTAACTTGAGAGATGTGTATTTATACGGTATTGTGCTGGGGCATATTTTTGCTGAACCTTACGAGGCAGATTGGCGTGTGAGTGTATACTGGTTTAAGACAGTTGGGCCCGCCATACGTAAAGTGCCGTATACTCAGTCCGAGTTTGTTAGTATGTTACACAGCGTAGGTTTAGAGTGAACATTCGCAAATACATTCTCTTCCCTCTTCCTCCTCGTCGAGTTGAGAAGATAGGAAGGACATCAGACAAGAAACAGGAAAAAAGACAAGAAACAGGAAAAAAGAACTTGCAAAATTTAAAATGATATGATATCATAAAATATATAATTCAAGGGATAGTTATTAGTGAAGTGTTAAGAGTTCTGTTAACAGTGTTGATGTTGCAAACAGCAGCCTTTGGAAGCCCTCTGGGTTTGCCATGGGGTGAAGAAGTGCCAGACTCCTATCGGGAATACAAAGATTATAAGTATTTGTGGGGAGACACAGACTGGGGATACATGAGGTTCTTAGGCTGGCTGGGAGACGATTTCCGCTCAGAAATTCTACTGGAATTCGCAGGCAAGAGAATAGGAAAAGCATATCTTTTACTGGGCCCAGAAGGAATCACAGAAAGTAATTGTTTTAAGCAGTACAACAAGATTGTTGAGGGACTTAATACGAAATACGGAAAATATTACAGAAGAAATGTTACGAAGGAGTCCCTCCTTGATGAGTTGGTTTTCGTTAGTGAGTGTTATGCGATGAGGGTTGGACTCGCCGAAATTGAGACAAGGTGGAGAACTAAAGACAAGAAGTTTGAAATAAATGCTTATCTATTTTCAGATGAAAACGAACTTTACATTGAAGTGGAATACGTTTATTTGCCTCTTGGCACTATAAAGAGGAAGGGCTTACATGAGCACTTGTAGGAGAAAATAATTGTTTGAAAATTCAAAAAGCCTCTTCATCGAGCATGGTGGAGACGTAGAGGCTGTGGAAATTTATGAACATCACGGTAAGATAGTGGTGGAAATCGGAGAAAAGTTTCGCATGGCAATCCATGCAAACGACGCTTTTGATATTGCTGACGCCCTGACATTGGTTGCTAACGGTTTGCGATCGCATGTTGGAGGTGGATGGGATGTCTAGAATATATCTCTCTGGGCCCAAGGGTATGGAACGAGTGGTTCACTTCCCGACAGAAAAGATAGAGAATATAACACAAGAAGAAATCTTTAAGAGAGTCAAGAGTCTATTAGAAGACAACAAAGACTTGACTTTGGAGAAGAGTTCAGATATAATTACAATAGCAAGAGAAATTGCAAACCTATTCGAATAAAGCAAGAAAGGCTTTAAAATGAAAACTTACAATCAGCTTGTTTCGTTCATGCGGACGAAGCAGTTTGCCATCGATGTGATGGCTCTGGTGGAGAGCGTCGTAGGGGATAACTTCAAGTCCCTCCGAAGGCTTGAGCCATCTATAAGGACTCTCAACGATTATGTTCAGCATGTAGAAGAGAACGTGGGACAGCAAACTGTTTTTTTAACTGTGCGTTCTGCGTACGAATTTGAGTATGCCATCAAGAGGGTATTATCAGATAATGGTTTTGATACGGTTTCTAAGCTTCATAACGCAAAGGAACAAAAAAATGACTTTGGCGTCCGAGTGGAGGACAGGGCAAACATCGTTTACTTCGAGGTGAAGACAACTCAGAGTAGCAACGGATGGACTGGAGCAACACACTCTGAGGGCAGCGGCAAGATTGATAACTATGTTCTTGTTAACTATGAGTTGGACAAAGAGATGGAGCTACCTCCGCTTTCAACTTCAGCTATTCATGGCATGTTTAAGTCTGCGCACTTTTCGGTGGTAGATGGCTTTGACATGGGGTGGAAGGGAGAGGCTACAGATAAGAGTAGCTTTACCACAGCAAGGATCCACAAGTCACGGATTGCAGCTTACTCCAGCTATATTTCGCTCGGATCCGTCGAACCTAAGAAGAAGTGGTGTAAGATTGTCAAAGAGTCTCTTGACAAGTATCGCGACAACAACAATAAGCTAATGAAAGTCAACAACACAAACAAGGAGAAAATCAATGTCATTGCCGCTTAATAAAATTCTGTGTGGAAATTCAGTTGAAAAGCTTAAACTTATGTCTGATAGTAGTGTTGATTTGACGGTGACTTCTCCTCCGTACGATGACATTAGGTTTTATTCTGACGAGTTTACTGCTTCGTTCAACAAGACAGTCGACGACTTCTCAGACGAGAAAGAGTTTAAGAGAGAACTATCAGCATTTAAGAAAAAGAAGATAGCTGAAAAGCTCACAGAAAATAATGGATATTCATTTCCTTTTGAGGACATTGCAGACGAACTCTATAGAGTAACTAAGCCAGGTGGGGTTGTTGTGTGGGTTGTTGGAGATGCGGTTGACAAAGGAAGCGAGTCTGGAAGTTCTTTCCGCCAGGCTTTGTACTTTAAAGATATCGGATTTAATATTCACGATACCATGATTTACGAGAAGAATGGTACATCGTTTCCTGCTCGCAGAGACGGCAATCGCTACTCGCAAATATTTGAGTATATGTTTGTGTTCTCGAAGGGCAAGCCAAAGACTCACAAGCTTGTGTGTGACAAGCCAAATAAGTGGACTGGTTGGGGCAGTTTTAACGATAAGTTCAACTTTGACTCAATTGAGGAGAGTCACACTGAATCAGAAAAGCAAGAGTTGTTCGGGCTTATCAGGAAGGCGCTTAAGTCGATGGGATACAAAGAGGCGCAAAATGGCTTGACTATTGATGATGAGGGTTTTGACTTTCGGAAGGTTAACTATTCTAAGTTGGGGCTCGGTGTTTCATCGATGCGTGGCAAGGACGGAAAGCTCAAGAGCCGGGTGCAAAAGCCTGTACCAGAGTTCTCCCCGCGAAACAATATCTGGAAGTACAACACAGGAAAGAACTTTTCAACAAAGGATAAGATTGCGTTTGAACATCCAGCAATTTATCCTGAAAAACTGGTAGAAGACCACGTTTTGACTTGGACTGAGCCGGGAGATGTTGTCCTCGATCCTTTTGTGGGTTCTGGCACAACTACAAAGATGGCGCACCTCAACGACAGAAAATGGATTGGTATTGATATCTCTCAAAAATATGCTGAGCTGGCGAAGGATAGGATGAAGATTGCAGAAAAGCTTAAGCAAGAGGGATACAAGAGAGAGATTGTTACGAGCAGTCAAGAAACCATCACCAGTGATGGCAAGCTTTCTCATAAGGAAATCAGTTCGATGAACAAGAAGAGCATGGTGGAAACAATGCTTAAGTGGCAGGACGAACTGGCAAAGTTAAAGAAAAAGTGAGCTTAGAGAACTGTCTACATGTCATGATACTCTTTTGCTTTGTGGCTGTCTTATACGGGTTTTTTGGTGGGAGAACGTAAAGTGAAATGAGAAGACACAGGCAAGAGGAGACGTGGAATGCAGTAACACATGCCTTTGGGGTGGGCATGTGTTTTTCTTTTTTTGTCACGGGCACACCAGCAACGAAGATAATTTCTGCAATGTTGTGCTGTACTTTTTTCTGCTCGGTGTTGTACCACGGCACAGAGAGGGGTTCAAGAAAGAGTTTATATAGGATGCTCGACATGGCGTCAATTCACGCAACGATAGCGTGTACCTCGATAGCCTACTTGTTTCCGCACAACCTGCTGTATTGGTGTGTGCTTTGCTTGTTCGCAGGAGCAGTAGGGTGCCAGTACATTGTGTCTCACTATGGTACTAAACTTCTGGAGAGGGCAGCTGTTAAAACTTTTGTAGCCAACGGCCTATTGTGTTTATCAATTGTTTTATTTTCATCTGCTCCCCTATCTTCGATGTTCATCGTTGGTTGTGCCGTATATCTTGTGGGCTTGTATTTTTATATACATGATTATGTGCCGTATTATCATACTGTGTGGCATATTTTTGTACTGTTTGCGTCACTTATGCATATTCTCGGCACTATGTAGGTATATGGAAGAGTATGAAGTCGGTGATCTAGTGGTTACATATATTTTGGATTCTTCGATGGCGGAACCAGAATTGTTGCAGTACGGGATAATTGTGGATGTCAACATGAGTCTTAAAGATATTCTCGTAGTAGATAATTGTGGATATAGACGGTGGTATCCATGCCGCCGCTGGCGCATACTGAGGAAGAAGACGTGACAGAGTTCCTTACATCCTATCTTTTGACACTAGTAGCCTTGATGTTGGTTAGTGAATTATTACGTGGTTCGCAAAAATAATCTTGACAATTTAAAAAAACTAATATAGAATGTTAAAAAAGATGGAGCAAGTCAATGCAGGTTGGTGATCTAGTCAGGGCCCCCATTCCCAATAGCTGGAGAGACTATCCGCTGGAGGATGGGTACTATGGATGGGAAGGGAAGGTGGGTGTCCTCTTGAGGCTTGAAAATGCATACGGGAGAAAGGATAGCCGCGCACTTGTTCTCATTAATGAAACAGGGCAAGTGTGTACTTTCATGAAAGATACTTTAACTATGGTGCAAGGGATGGTATGATACAGTTAAGCCCCGGTAGCTCAGCTGGATAGAGCAACGGCCTTCTAAGCCGTCGGTCACAGGTTCGAATCCTGTCCGGGGTGCCACATGCTGACGTAGCTCAATTGGCAGAGCAGCTGATTTGTAATCAGCAGGTTGAGAGTTCGAGTCTCTCCGTCAGCTCAATGGTGTTCGCTATGTTGTATGAGTTTGAAATAGGGGACTTAGTCCAATACAGGCACAACAAAACAAGGGTTGGTTTGATTGTCGAGGTTCATTTGTCGTCGGGAACCAGCTTTGAGCAGCCATATGTCACTGTCTTGTGGGCGTCGACTGGCAAAAAATCATTAGAATTTTATTCGGAGCTGATACATGCTGAAAAAAGGCGATAAAGTAAAAATATATGATACTAATAGTCATACAGATTGTTGTTATGGCGAGGGTGAAATAATAAGAGTATTGACTAGAAGGAGTAGCAAAGCTTATAAGCTTGAACACAAGGGACAGATACTTGTTTTAGATGAGAGATTTTGGAGATTAGTAAAATGTTAAAATTAATTAGTTTAAAGGCTGGAGATTTAGTTCTCCACCGCAACAGAAAACACGGTATCCTCATCAGCGTTGATGCTCAGGCTATCTTTGAAGGATCTGACTGCGTGTGTAGGGTACTCTATACCGGGGGAACAAGCCCAGAACCAGTCTTATTGTCAAACTTGAAAAGAGTTAACACATGAAGGTGGGCGACTTGGTGACACTCTCTGCTTCTGGCAAAAAGCTTAAGATGCTCTCTCATATACAGAGAGACGATACAGGGTTGGTATATGAATCATCGGCTTTTTTCCGAGTGACTTGGTGTAAATCGGGACATAAGGCAAACAAAACAAGACTAGTCAGATCTGATATCAAGCATGCAAAGAAGACATTTTCAAGTAGGTGATTTGGTTCGTTTCGACTCGCCTATGCTTCCTCACAATGAGTCAACGGGCATAGTTGTCGACAAAATACACTACATTCAAGAAACGCACTATTTGGAAATGCCGGCTCACGGACATTTATCAGAGGACATGCTACACAACGAGGAATATAGTTGTTGTGTGCTTCTGCTAGGTACTTCGGAGCAAGTAATGGTTCGATCGAAATGGTTAAAGCTTGTTTCTCCAGTCAAAAATATTTGACAACTCGAAAAAACTTTGTTAGACTTAGGAACAAATCAAAATTGCGGGAAAGAAAATGATTAAAAAAGGTGATTTCGTTTCGCTCGGTAGCGCATTTCGAGCTATCGTTACTGGTTCACCACGCACGGTGGAGACGTTTGATGAGTTCGGATACGGTGGGGAGTTCGTTGGTATGGTGCCTGTTGTCATAGTTCACGCTAGGAACGACGCAGACTCAAGGTATGTAGGGTTTAAGAAGTTGGTAAGACTCAACACGGTTAGGAAGCTGGAGGTTCAGTGACATGCGTTATGTGTCGGAGAGTGAAATTCGCACGGGCATGCTTTTTATGCATGATTACAAGCCTGTGTTGGTGATTAAAAGGCAAAGCATGTATGCCGGGTTCGTGACTGTACTGAGGCACGATGGAACGACTGCTTTAATAAACTCTCTTTATATAACGCGCCAGAGCGTACTCAGTGGGGAGCTGAGATAGTGAAACCAGGCGACTTGGTTATGTACATTAAATCCGTCAATCGGCTTTTCGATTTGGGGGATAGCATTTATATCGTGAGAAGAGTTGAACTCGAAAACGATTGGGTGTTCGTGTACGGAGTCGAGGTGCCAATACAGATACAGGTTATGGAGGTTGTAAGTGAAGCTTAAGATTGTTGTTTTGGTTCTTGTCAGTGTCGTTCTCGCCGGCTGCCCGGTGGAAGAAAGCGCCTCTCTTTGTCATGAGAAAATTATGACTTGCGAGCAGGAGAGCGAAATGTTTTGTAATAAAAATCCAAATGGATGCGGCAAAAATTGCCATTATTACGTGATAGAAAATTGCTGGGAGGAGTGCAAAGATGAAAGTCGGTGATTTGATTGTGGACAAGGAGTTCAACGATGCCTTTGGCATCATTGTGTATAAGGACGAATATGGCGACGTCAACGCCTATCGTGTTCTAGCAAACAATGGCGTGTTAGACTATCTCGATCGAGGTTATGTCGAAAATCGCTGCGAGGTGTTAAGTGAAAGTCGGCGACTTAGTAAAACTGCCAGATGATGATTGTTTTTGGTGGGGATCGAAGTGTGGACTGGTGGTTGGTTTTGTTGAGCCATCGAGAAATCCACATCACCCCTCTATAGTGGTGAAGGTACTAGTAGACGGTACAGATACAAGGTTCGGAATTAGGTTTTTGGAGGTTCTCAATGAAAGTCGGTGATTTAGTGAAACAGGTAAGTCAACCCCAGCTAACACTTGGTATTATCACTAAGGTTATTCCTTTCGGGTTTTATGTTCTCTTTCCTGATGGAGAGTATCGAGTTCATAGAGATGATACGGAGGTTATCAGTGAAAGTCGGTGATTTGGTAAGGTTATCTCGTGGCACATACAATCATTTTAACTTGAAAAGTTATGTTGCCACCTTAGTTAAGAAACTACCAAGAGATGATTCTTATGAGTATGACTGGCTTGTTATGACAGATGGTAGGTACATTGCATTAGGTAGACAGATAGAAATGAGCGCAGAGGTTATCAGTGAAAGTCGGTGATTTGGTTCAGAAGCGTTGGGGTCGCCTCGATCCACACCATCAGGAAACTGTGGCTGTGTGTCTTGGTATCCCTGACTATGGCAGCTTTGAAGAGTTCATCCGGGTTGCATACCCCGGTAGGAAGGTGGAGGTCCATAGGATCAGAGAGTACGAGGTTATCAGTGAAAGTCGGTGATTTGGTGCGATACACTCCAGACGGGATTATTTCAAGTTGCTGGAAGGATTGGTATGGCATTGTTATTCGATGCATCCCTGGCACAGATGAAAGAAAGGTTGTTATGTGGAGTAAGGACAACAACGCAAGAACTACTACTAAGAAAAGCGATTTGGAGTTAATCAGTGAGAGTCGGTGACTAAATGAAGTACCAGGAAAGAGCCAAAATACAACAAAAGATTATTAAAAGACTCAAAATTTTTGAGTCTTTAAGACTCAAAAAGATTAGCAAGCTAAGAGAAGAGAAATACTGGCTTGCAAGACAGAGGGATGAGGATGACGGATAGCTATAAATTCAAAGTCGGCGACATGGTAGCTAGAAGGTACCATGGCTTACCAGAAGCGTATCATCGTGGAATAGTGTTAAAAAAAGAAGCAGCATACCCAGGCGAGCCACAGGATAGGTGCCTGGTGTTCTTCAGTGATCTGTCCGTCGGCTCAAGCCAACGCACATATTGGCAGAGAGAGGAAGACTTAGTATTGATATCATCACGATAAATTTATTTTTTTCTTGACTTAACTTAAGATTTATGTGATAATTATATCACCTCCAATAAGAAGAGACTTTCGTATGAAAAAACAAAAAGAGATAATTAAATCGCTCTTAGAGTTGAACACGGCAGAGTGTAACATTTCGTCTTGGCAACGAGGGTTTCTGAAAAGCATCTTAAACCAACTTGAGACATCGAAGTACTCTCTGACTCCTAACCAGGAAAGAGTTTTAAGCGAGGTGTGTGCGCAAAACACTCCAGAGCGATTGCACTCGATACAGGAGTGGAAAGTCTCTTACTTGGGCAGCGAGTATTTACAGGAAGCGTTTAAGGTTTGTGTTCAGTATTATTCTTCGACAGGTTATTTCTCTTCTATCGTGGCGGATTATTGTACAACCAAAGATTACATTCCGCCGGAAAAAACTTACAAGAAGATTTGTGAAAACAAGTATGCGAAAAAGGTTTTAGAGTCTCATTTTTCAGAACCTCTTTATCCTGAAGGTTCCGCCATTCAGGTGAGGAAGGGCAATAAGGTAAATTCTGATGCTGTACTGGCTAACATTCACAACGGTGGGTATATGAGCAGTTCGGTTGATTACGCAATAGTCTTGGAGAGTGACGCACAACCAATCCATCGTGCTGCTAAAGGCTCAAAGATATATAGAATATTGCCTGTCGGAGTTCCTAAGTCATATTACGTGCATGAATCAGATATCAAGAGAGCGAGAGGCGTCAAAAAATGATAATATCTATATCATATTTGGTATCCGAAAACGAGCGTCAGCATGTGAGAGCAAAAAATGGAAAGTTCCATTTAGTAAGAAAAAAAGCAAATCGGTACTCTACCAGGGGAAGCACTTCAAAAACCTTTACCGCTAAAGAATTTGTTGAGTACATGAAAAAGCGCGATCCCTATGTTACGCTGGAAGACGGTACGAAGATGCGCGTCTATCGAGGTGGAAGTCCTCATGATGAGGTTATCGAAACGATTTGCATAATTGAGTCGTACGATGAAAAAGAAGGAAAAAAGTTAGGGAAAATTCTCATACCACCCGACGATTTCAGTGATTATTTGGACTGGTAATATAAAAAAATACTTGACTTTTTTTTAAAAATCATTTAATATGTAAGAACAATAACGACAGGGAAATGAAAATGTCATACAGCGGTACGGTTTATTGTGGATATTGCGGTGTCCTAGGACATAACAGGCTTGGCTGCCCATCGCGTAAGAAGAAAGCAGAAGAAGGTGGATATCTCGCACGGGAAATACAACGGGAGAAGCAACGCAGAGAAGCCGCAGTCTCAAAAAGAGTGTGTTCCTACTGCAAACAACCCGGACACAATCGTCGCAAGTGTAGCGATATGCAGGACGATAAAAGGACAGTTCTTGCCGACACTGCTTTCGCTCGCAAAAGAGTTCTCAACTCTATGATGGAAAACGGTATTGGAATAGGTGCCCTTGTACGTGCGTATTATAACTGTGATAAAAGGTATCCGATTCTTCACGTCATTGAGGATATCCGCTGGGATCGCATCGACGATGGGGTGTTGTACAATCAACATAATGTTAGGCGAAGCTATGCACGGGATGTTATCCACACTCGCATAGCTAGTGTGGCGTCCTTGAAGGACTATGAATCAAATGCTTGGCATCGTCCGCCTAAAGTCGGCGGCAGGAGTTCTTTGAATATGACACACTTGGCGTCTATTATTCCGTCAGCAGTGTCGCCTTTGCTTAGGGGTTACTCGGGAAATTTTTCTGGAGAAGAGTACGTACATGGATTGAAGCTTGAAGACACCCCTTTGATTGCCAGTGTTGAATGCTGGGCTCAGTCTGTATGCCCACCCGATGGATGGCTTGAGCCCCTGAGCCTGACGGGGTATCAGACTTTGCATTGGCATTTTCGTTTTCCAGACAGGGGTGCCGCCGAGTGGGACAAGATGCGAAAAGCGCCCCAGTGGACGGCGCGAGATGAATTAAAGCATAATTGGGAGAAAAAGTGAAAATCAATCCTTTTGAAAATCACCCGGATACCCCGGCAATAGAAAAAGAAAAAGAAAAAGAACCCTTGACAAAGGGGGAAATTTTTCTTATCCTGGAAGAAGAAATCAAAAAAGCTGAGTCCCGAGCTGCATCGGTTTGGGGGCTTACTCGCGAAGATATTGTTGAAGCAATAGAGAGTATTAAAGAGAAGATAGAGGAGATTTAAAATGTCTCGACTTATACAGAATCTACCGCGCATGTCTCGCGTCGAAGTGAACAACTTAGCAAAGAATAAGTTTTCAGATGATGAGATTCAAGTGTGGATAGCAGAGAACGGACACATTCAAGCCAGATACTATCTGGCAGAGAATGAATCTTTATGTCAAGAGGCTATTGATATTCTCTTGGAAGGTAGATCCAACATAGTGAAAGCCACTATGGTTAGTGCTCTCCTTATCGAGAACGAAGAGGCGATACGAGACATCTATAACTCGTGTAAGTCCAGGCTTGAAGCTTGGAGGATTAGTCACTTTTTTATTCGCACATGGGGTCGCGGAATTGTCAAGAATACTCCATCGGATGTGTTGGAAGATATATATTCTAGATACAAGGCTAGACTAGCTAATACCAGCGGGGGGCTATACAGTTATTACAGTACCGCTTTACCCATGAACATCGCGAACCATCCTAACTGCAATTTAAAGTTGGCAATTCAATTAAGCCAACATTCCGACGCTGCCGTCTCTAAAAGAGGTAGGGAAGCCCTGGTACGAGTAAGCAGAGAGCAAGAATAGACAAAAATAAAATTTAAATTTGACAAATTATTTTTTTTATGAGATGATATAAACACATCGAACGAATCCAATAACTGCTAATTACTTTAGGAGACAATATCATGGCAGTTGATTTTAAGACTTTTTCGGAGGTTGTCAAGCACGTAACGGCTGTAAGAAAGCCCGTGCTTCTGCGTGGACGCCACGGCATTGGCAAGTCCACCGTCGTCTACCAGTACGCTGACAGCATCAATATGCCCATCGTCGAGCGACGAGCGTCACAAATGACAGAGGGCGACTTGGTGGGGCTTCCCTCTATTGAGGACAGCAGTACTCAGTTCAATCCGCCAGACTGGTTCAAGCAGGCATGTGATGAGCCTGTAGTCCTGTTCCTCGATGAGGTTGACAGGGCAACGCTTGAGGTTCGTCAAGGAATCTTTGAGCTGACTGATAGCCGAAAGCTGAACGGGCACGTTCTTCATCCTGACACTCTTGTGTTCGCTGCTGTTAATGGCGGCGAGCATGGCGAGCAATATCAGGTTGGCGAGATGGATCCAGCCGAGCTTGACAGGTGGACAGTGTTTGACATTGAGCCAACGTTAGAGGACTGGTTGACGTGGGCAACGGGCAAGGTACATGGGATGGTGTGGGATTTTATTAACCACAATCGGAACCACCTTGAGCACCAGGATGACTATGAGCCTAATAAGGTTTACCCGTCACGTCGCTCATGGGAGCGATTGAGTGATTGTCTCACTGAGGCTGGTATTCTCGATTCGGATGAAACTTCTCCCGCGATGTACACTCTCACAAGTGCTTTCGTGGGATTCGAAGCTGCCGTCGCGTTTAATGACTTTGTTGCAAATTACGAGAAGCAGGTATCCGTAGAGGACATCCTCGTGCATGGAAAGATTGACAGAACAAAGGACTTTGGAATCAATGAGCACACCGCGCTTATTGATAAGTTTGATGCAGCAGAGTCTTTTGTCGAAGAGCTTCCACAAGCACAGGTTGACAACCTCGCTCGCTATTTCTTGAACCTCCCCTCTGAGGTTGCGATGAAGTTGTGGACTGTTCTGGGTTCAGGAGAGATTAATAACACGATTAAGCTTCACCAGGCAATGGTTGATGGCAAGTCTGTTAGTGACTACATTGTTACCATTCTTGCTGGAGAGCAGGAAGAAAAGAAGGGGAATTAAGATGAAGGTTCTTTCGTTGGCACTTGCCGTGATGTTCGCAACGGGTTGTTCTTTAGGAACTAACCCCTCGTATGTCAAATTGAATGACAAGGGGGGTTGTGGAGACTTCCTAGTGAAGCAGGCGTTCAAAGACGATATTCTCTGCGTCACCTCTAAAAAGAAAAAGAGTGGCGTTAGTTGCTTCTATGTGCAGGATGGCAATAGAGTAATTTCCCTACGATAAAAAGAATTGCTTGACATTTAAAAAAAAGTCTGATATTCTTTTTATATATCAAACAATAACTGAGAGAGAAATCGAGATGGAAACTAAAAAGCACTTCGATTTGAATTTACACATGGCTCGTCTCCTTATGGATGAGCCTTTCTTCGCGGCTATTTCGCGTCGAGTCGATAAGCGTCCCCATAGTGGTGTCCCGACTGCTGGAGTCCGCGTCAATCCCGAATCATCTCAGTTCGAGATGCTGTATAGTCCTGAGTTTTTCGCGAAGCTCACCGATGACGAACGCAGAGATGTACTTAAGCATGAGTTCTATCACATTGTATTTTTGCATGTCACTGATAGGATGCCCGAAGTCGATGGCGATAAAAAGATGACAAAGCTTTGGAACATCGCCACCGACTTAGCTATTAACAGCAATTTACATAATTTGCCAGAGGGATGCTGCAAGCCAGGCGTACCTGATACCCCTTTTGCTGATTTGCCTTCCGGCAAAAGTGCAGAGTGGTATCTTAAGAATATGCCACCGATGCCAAAAAAGAAGTCCAATCCAGATGGCGAGCCTACTGACGGCGAAGGCTCTGGAGAAGGTTCGGGAGAGCCGGGAGACACTGAGTATGACTCTTTCGACGATCACAGCGGTTGGGGAGAGGTATCGGAAGAGTCGCGAGAGATTGCTAAAGAGCGTCTTAAGGATATCATCAAGAAGGCTGCCGACGAAGCATCAAAGTCTAACAATTGGGGCTCTGTCCCTGCCTCTTGTAGAGAGGAGATTCTTAAGGGGATTAAGAGTACCCTAGACTGGCGAAAGGTGCTAAGGTACTTCATCAAGACTTCTCAGAAGTCAAGCAGGAAGTCGAGCATCCGACGCATTAACCGTCGTTATCCGTATATCCATGCTGGAAAAAAGTCAGATAGGGTTGCTAGAGTGGCAATCTCTATCGATCAATCGGGTTCGGTGTCGAACAAGATGCTGTCTGCGTTCTTTGCAGAGTTGAATAAGTTGTCTGAGATTGCAGAGTTTACGGTGGTTCCCTTTGATACAGTCGTCGTCGAGGATAAAGTCTTTGATTGGAAGAAGGGAGAGAATCGTAAATGGGAGCGTGTGTCGTGCGGTGGAACGTGCTTTAACGCTCCCACCCGATGGGTTAACGAGAGAAGTTATGACGGACATATCATTTTGACTGACTTGATGGCACCCAAGCCGGTGCCGTCTAAATCTCAAAGGATGTGGATTACAACGGAATACTATGCTCAACGCCCGTATTTTACAACTAGTGAGAGGGTTATCGCTATTCCAGAAAAAGATATGTGATAATGACTCACGTATGTCAGAAAGTCTAATATTATATAAAAGTGGAGCGTATGCCTATACCGCGCCAAAATGAACCACACAAGGCTCTTGGGTGGGCGAAGTAAACTAGATTAGGCTGGTGGTGGCTTCCCGATGAGGACAGGGATGCCGGCTTTCTGACATACTTTTTAAAATAGAGGATGGTGTATTGTGCTTATTGCAAAAGTGAGAGAGATGGTAGCTAGGTTGCCGGATAACAAGAGGATAGTGCTCCATAATATGATAGCAATGCCTCTTATTATTGTTGGTAGTACCTTCTTGGCAGGGGGAAAGTTGACGTACCAGCCAGTACAGAAAAACCAGCCGATAGGCTTCCGTTCGGAGAGGTTCGATGATTAAATACGTTAAGGGTATGATTGTGGAAATCACAGCAGACTACGACGTATTTGGACACAACGTCAGGGGTATGAGAGGAGAGGTTCTACGCCCCTACAGTGTCGACAGGGTAGAGAAAAACAAACACAAGCCATCGAGGGTAGTTAAGCATCTGGTGTACGTAGAGGAAATCGATGCATACTGCGAACCACGAGAGGAATGGCTAATTATCATAGACAGGGATGTCCCCTAACGTGTCAGGCTCTTCTTCTAACGGGAGTTTGAGGGGTGATGTGTCTCTAAGTATGCAATAGGATGAAGAGAGGCTTAAAACCACTAAATTTCATTTTTTCTTGACTTTTGAAATTTAATATCTTATAATGGTTTTAATGATTGAGGGAGCAAGAGAAGATGAAAGTCGGTGACTTGGTGAAGTATACGATATTCCCTCACAAAGAGTTGAGTGAATCACCCTTGGTAGGACTGGTGATAGAGAGAGACACTTTTCTTTATTTGGAGAAAGTGTTAGTTAAGTGGAATCTACCCAGACCACAGGGGAATACCTTGTGGGAGTATCTCGATGAATTGGAGACTATCAGTGAAAGTCGGTGATTTGGTAAGGTGTCCTACTCTGCCGCGATCGCACCCGCTACGACAGGAATATCGCATCGGCATTGTTAGCGCCAATGCAGCGCAGAAAAACTGTTATGTCGTCCGATTCTTTGATGGAAGAGCGCCTAGTTCAAATGCAGTCCACTCGCAATATCTAAGGAGAGTCAGTGAAAGTCGGTGATTTGGTTAAACCAATGGTGAGTTGCTCCGGCGATCCCGGCGACAAGCGTTGTGACACAGCAGTCGTAACCGGGTTACCTGCTGTGCGCTTAGTCACGATATACTGTAATTGCGGCTATAGCGAACAGTGCCCGCAACACCTAGAAGTGGTAAAGAATCGAAAAAAACTTCTTGACTTTTGAAATTTAATATCTTATAATGGTTTAAGAGTTGGAGGAAAACAATGTATAAGAATTTAGATTATGACAAGCTTCAGAAAATTACGGAGAACGCTGAGTTTGCCTTTTGGGAGGTTATCGCTAAAAGCTACCCCGAGATTAAATCAGGTTGTTTCCCACCCGATGCGCAGTTTGCCCTAAGTGAGGCACTTGAGAGCGCCGTCGAGACTTGGGTGGTTGGAAATTCAGAATCAGACTTCGAATGGGAGAATTGATATGTACGATATACAGGTGCCTACAGAGAAGCAGTTACGCCGCAATGTGCTTGGGCAAGGTGTAAAGATACTTCATGCTCTCATGAGCCACTATAGCTCAGGCGCTATTGAGGTGCCAGAGCACAACGACATCTTCATGGGGCTTATGGTTCTGGCGTGCGAGGGAAAGATTAAGGGAGAGCACACCGAAGATGGAGAGATTAAGTGGGTGATGGCAGAAAATAAGGAGCGGAACCATGACAATCTGGTACCGTTTCCACTAACGAAGAGGGTAGAGTAATGGAATTTATTGGTACTGTGTTTGCGATAGCACTAGGCTTGTTTCTGGGGCAAAAATTAACTGATTGGTGGAACAAGCCTTGACAAAGAAAGAATTAGAAGTATTCAACGAGACTTGGGGCATTGGTAGCCCACCAGAGAAAAAAGACTCACTGGTGCTCTCATGCGTGAAGGCGTTCCGAAGCTGGATCCAGCGAGAAAATGAAAAAAAGAAAAAAACTTCTTGACTTCTAAAATTTAATTACTTATAATATGTGAAGAAGTGAGAAAAGACGAAATGATATACCACTTGACGTATAGAATCTCCAATGGAGAGAAAAAGCACATTTATGCGATTAAAGCGATTTGTGAAAAGAAGAAAAAGAAACTTTTGAAAGAGCACGGTGAAAAAATCAAGTTTTCTAGGCTAGAAAGAGCTTGACAAAGCCATCGATTCATGATAGTATTATAATATACAAAATCGAAAACAGTAAGGGGAGCCGTCAGAAAACGGAAAACGTCGTATGCCTACAAGGGCAAAGTCCTTGCGAGCGGTGTAACTGATAGCGATATACGAAGGGCAGAGTCTTTTGTATAGTCGTTCGCTGTTGTCGTCATCTTTCTGGTCTTGGCCAGATGCAGAAAGGCAAGACATTTTGTGGAGATTGTCTTTAAATAAGCCACACTTTAACAGTCGGTAAGCCCGACAGGAGAATGTAAAATATGAATTTTTACTACAAAGTATACACCCAGCCTGGAAAGCAGGAAGACTGGGACGATGGAACACATTACTACAATGATGACTACCCGGAGTTCCCATGAGTAACAATAACGGTGGATGGCCCTCTACCACTGGCAACCCCAGTGGTGGTGGTCGAGATAACAACCCTCCTTCTAAGAAGTAGCCCTTCTAAGAAGTAGGTACAAATAACAAGTGACCTTGGCATGTCACGATAAAAGGCCAGCTTGCGGAGCATTGGCGCAATTGGCAGCGCATCGGACTTTTAATCCGCTGGTTCCGAGTTCGAGTCTCGGATGCTCCAGGAAAAAATGTTCCTGTAGGCGACTGGGTGTAGGGAATCTCACGTCGATCGCGCACGGCCCCATGCATCGAGTTAAGTGTCTCTCGGCGCGTGTGGGTGGGGCGACAACGCACCCAGTCGCCTGTGAACGAATGGTAGAATAGAATAGGGGAGAAAAGGGATGAGATTGTCAAGCATAGCGAGTGTTAGAAGGTTGGCTAACCTCTGGGTTGATTTGTCGACTAAGAGGTGCAATGAGCTTCTAGAAGCGCTTGACGCTCCATCGCGAGACGCAGTGATTGAGAGAATGAATGAGATTAGAGACGAAAGAAACAACAAGAGGAGCAAGCAAGACGATGCCTGATATTGATGACATCATCCGTTATGAGAACGGAGAGATGAGAGAGGATGAAGTGATAGAGTTCTTTCAGGGTTTGGTTGATACCGGCATGGCATGGAGGCTGCAAGGCTCTTACGGTAGAACCGCGAAGGCTCTTATTGAGTACGGATGGGTGAAGACGCCACACGAGGAGATTTTTGGCGATGATGAAGAGCATATTGATTAGAGGCGCATGCCTCGGTGCTGGACTCGGCTTGGTTGCTCTGGTGTGGGCTCTCCCATACATCGTGAGAGAAAAAAAGAACTAAATTTAATTTTTTCTTGACTTCTTGAAAATCATATCATATAATGGTTACACAAGATGAGGAGAAAGCAAGTGAGTCGCACTAGAAAAAAGATTCCTGTGCGTAACCCGTACGCAACCGCTCTGCAAAAACGACACGGTGGAGGCGTCAAGGTACACAGGGATAAAAAGCGCTACACACGCAAAGTAAAGCACAGGGGGAAAAATGATGAGCAGTTGTAATCTTTCGCCTGGTGACATGGTGCATTTGAAAATTGATTGTCCTGCGTCCTGGTGGCGCGACAAGATGGGTATCGTCGCCTCGGTTGGTGAGCCACGAGACACCGAGCTGGAGCGCGAAAATTACCCGATAGAGTTGGCAGTGATTGACGGCGGCACAGTCCGCACCCTATACAGTTGCTCAGTCTACCTTAAGGACTGCGCAGTAATCAAGAGGAGTAAGTGAAAATGAGAGTATCAAACAGAGAAGTGCCCCGGTGTTGGGCTCATGGCGTTGCAGCGAATTCGCACACCGGCAATTTTTGGACGGACGGCGAGAAGCTGTATTCGTACAACCTTTGTATCGGTGATACATCAGGCAAGCTCGGTAAGGTTCTTCGAGACTATACCGCTGGATCGGACAAGTACAGCTATTATTCACAGACAACCTCTTGTCACGTAGGACAGGCGCGGCAGTGGGCGGACATCGTCGACGGTTAAAAAGCGCTTGACATCCCGTCTCCCGTTTGTTACATTATATATACAAACAAACCCAACGAAAGGGGGGACGCGATGACAGAGCGAATCAGAGTCGGTGACAAGGTTCTTTACAGGGCACCTCGTATCGTAGACAGGAAACGAGACACTCAGCCGGTATACACGATTCGTCGTCTTTACTATGGCGGCGCGATGGCAGAGGTTGAGAGTCCCGCCGGCTACGTTTACAAGGGGTACATCGTGGCTAGAATGACGAAGGTTTAAAACTTTTTTAACTTTTTTTTAAAAACCTCTTGACTTGTTGAATTCTATTTTATATAATGGGTTCACAAGTTGAGGGGAGCGAGTTCGGCGCGATTTTTTTCAACCGAATTTTTTTTCTTGACAAACGCATTTCGCCTTGATATTATAGAGGCACAATCAAGAACGGTGCAGACAACGCACCACAACACGAAGGGGACATCATGTCCAAGAAGAACACCGCAGCAACCGCAACCAATAACAACGATGCTATTCTTTCGCGACTAGCTGAGCTTGAGGCACACCAGGAAGAGCTGAAGGCTCTCCGCGCTCAAGCGAAGAACATGGTGCGACTGGGCATCACCAAGAACGGGCACCTCGCGATTTATGGCGTTCGGAAGTTCCCTATCACCTTCAAGACTGAGGAGCTGCCCACCGTCTCCGAGATGTTCACCTCTGGCAAGGTTGCCGAGTTCGTCGCCGCGAACGGTTCAAAGTTAACGCGAGCCTAAACCGCTCGCGATGTTCTTGCGGCAAACTGTCCCGCCCGTCGCAAGTGGAGACGCACAGCGTCAAGATGTCTGAGAGGTAGGGCAGACATCATTTTTAATAACAAGAGGAGAGAGAGCTTTTGAAGGATTTATTTGACATGTTCAGCGAGGATGATTATAGTCGTATTCGTTCCTATGGTGACGACGATGAGAGCCCCGCGATCGACGTCGATGACAGTGAAGAGCTGGACATCACGCAACTTGAAGAACTCGACACGAAGGACATCAAAGATGATTAACCAGCATGCTACAACCATTGACACGCCGGCGAACGACGCCGCGAGCCGCATGCACGCCGCTTTCGAGCTGACTCAGTTCATCGACTATCTAATCGACAGCAACCGACACGCCGGGCGCTCAATCGATGCCATGATTGCAGTCGAGAACACGTTGCGCCAGGTTCAACACGAGTTGAACGATATCGACGCATATTATGCAGGGGGCGCGCAATGAGTCGACGCAAGAAGCGAACGAGTTTATCGAAGGTATGGAAGAAAACAAAGAAGGGTTAAAACATGCGAGACACTGGCGAACGAACAACCGGCGAACCTTCGTTGAATCCTCTCAACGCAATGCCTAATGCTTATATGAGCAGGGCAGCGCGAACAAGGAAGCGCGAGAGAATGAGACTTTATATTAATCGTGAAAGAAACCGCTTGACAAGGGCAGTTCGCCTCTGATATAGTGTGTATAGAGGTTGAGAGAACGAGACAATAAATAAGAAAGGTTCAGCATGAATAACCCCTATACTGTTAAATGTGGATGCGCTACACCTCACGCTATTACAAGGGAGCAAAGGAAGTACGCCAAGCGTTCCCTTACGATGGCATACAGCATGCGCGACTATGCAGCGGTAGCACGTATCAAGGACGCGCTTAAGCCCTGTAAGGACGATGACACCTTTCAGCGTGCTGCGGTTCTCACACTAGCTTCTCTTTAAAGTGATGGTTAACCCTATGGTATCGATTCGTGGTAGTCCGTAATAGGCTTTAAATGTTTTTTTTGCATTTGTGCTTATGGTTGTATTATATTCTTGACTTTATACCGTTTAATTGGTAGAATGTATTTAAAGGTTGAGTGTTGTGGTGATTGTCACTGAATGTCCTTATACACCACCGCATAACACTTGACAACACTTAATTTAAGCGTTAACTTTCTAACGGGGGATATCATGAAGCGTCAAAGCTATGACAGCGATAAGGTTGAGCAGCTCGCCGAAGACATCGCGCAAGCTATCAAATTGTTGAGCCTGTCCGTTATCATCGGTACGATACCTTTGATTCTATTCTACTGGATCGTTGCGTATTACGCGTATTAATGGATATAACATGTTCGACAGTGTTAAAACGTATTTCAGACGTCAGGCAGCCCGCGCGCCTCTCAACTTGCTAATCGATGGCGCGCTCGTTGGTAGCTTAATCGCTATCGTGTATTACGCTTGGTTTAATTGATAGGGGTACATAAGATGCGCGAAGCAATGCAAAGAATCCGAGACAAGGAAGAAAAAATAAAAGATAAATATTCAGAACGCAATGATTTCTTTCTATCCATGTTAGACGATGACAGCGAAGACATCAACCCAGTTGATGAAGGGTTAGCTTTCCCTATAGTAGAGGAGAGCAAGCCAGCACCTACCAGCAAGCCAAGCGATCCACACGCTGCGCTTCTCCTAGCGCTAGGGCTTTAAATCATTTTTCTGTGAGCCTTTAAACGGCACACCCCCCTCCCCCCCCGTACCCGGAATATAAGTCCCACCCGCGCCTATAGCGCATCTGAGCGCGCTAAGGACACGTTCAATAGCGCTGAGAAATTTCGAGATTTAAGGGATAGGTAAACTAGTTATATTACGATTATTGGGAGGCGCCATGAAAATTAATAAAAAGCAGCTGCAAAGCATAATACTTGAAGAATTCACAAAAGAGCTTAAAGAGAAGAATCTAACAACCGAAGGGTGGATGGATTCAATTAAGAGCATGTTAGGGTTTGGAGAAAAAGAGCCGGAAAAGGGCAAGAGCTTAGAAGAGCTTATGCAGGACGTTATTGATGCTGCGCAGCCTCTAGAGCCGCTTGGTGGCAGGAACGCACCGGAGAGTGGCGCCATGGCGATGGGCGGCAGAGCCGGATTCGACGCTATCACCAAAGCTACCGGTAGAGGCGCCTTTTCGGGACGCGGACATGATGTCGTGCAAGAGATAGATACAAAGATATCGGAGCTAGCCGGTATGGTTGCAGGAATAGACGCTATACACTCTGCCATACATGACACAGTGCTTGAAGCCACCGGAGATCGAGCTGCAGCTAATAGGGCTTATCAGGAGGCAATGCCACACAGCAAGCTGCGCGACGAGTACTTCTTTATAAAGCTAAGCCTTAAAACATACGAACTAGCGTATAGACATAGAATAGTAGTGCCGTACTTGTACAAACACTCGCCAGAGGGAATTAAAGCAGCTGCTGCAGCTAGAAAGAAAGCAAAAAGAGATTTCGAAATTAATTCAGCATGGAACGCTAATCAGGCTGCCGGTAGGGTATTACGATTAGGTATGGCAGCGCGCGGACAACGTTTCGAAGGGCGTATGAAGATAACAGAGAAAAATATTATTGCAATGATACAGGAAGAGATAACTGCACATATTGGCGAGGATGATGCATGAGAATAGCTATTGCAGCAATGATTGCAATAATGGCTATGGCTATAGCTAGCTGCGGCAGCACCCCACCAACACCTAGAAACGCCGAGCTTACTGTTACGTACTTCGGCAAAGAAATCAAAAAAGAAAAACCTAGATGGACAAACGAAGCTAGATTAAGGGAAGCGCTTAAAAAACCCGGCAAAAAATATTTGGTTTTTGGCGCTGAGTGGTGTGAAGCTTGCAAGTTTTTGCGCCGCGCTCTGCGCGAGGGTGAACTCCACAATGCAGTTGAAAACGTCAACATCGATGAACCCTGGGTTAATTCAGTAGCTAGCTTTTATGGCATTAATGCAGTACCAACAATGCTGATATTGGGTTCAGATAATACAATCATTGACGTCAGATCTGGGCCCGGAGCAATAACTGTCTATCTTTTGCTGAATATCAAAATTAAATAACTACTTACACTATACGCAAAAGGGAGCTATAGCATTATGAAACTCACAGAATCAAAATTGCGCGATATCATCAATGAAGAAATTATTGCTGAAGAGATTAACAACCACGTCGAAGAGAACGAAAACCTCGAAGAAGGCTTTTTTAGTACCATCGCTGGGCTTGGGCTAGCATATTGGCTTATTAAGGCTTTTCTGGGC